ATACTCCTACTGTCGAGCCGCGGCGGACGGGAGGGGCTTGCATGTGGCTAGCCCACCTTTGCGAGAGGGGAAACTCCCGCCGCCGCGGCCTCCGAGACACCCCAGACCTAACCAAGATGCCCGGATAGCTCTACTAGAACGGGACCTCGTCCCTCATCTCTCCTGTGGGAGCCCCCATGTCGGGGTCTCCGGCGGTCTCCACCCCGGCCGCGGCCTCATCCACCTCGGCCTGCTTCTCGCCGGACGCGAAGGCATCGTGCAACTCCTTGCCGCGCTTGTAACCATTCGGGTCTACCCAACTGGACCACGCAGGCTCCAGGACGTACCACTTACCCATATTATTAGACCGCTGCCGGGTCGTGAGCTTGTAAATAGAACTGAACGATGGAAGTATCTCGCCGCTGGCGGTCCGCTTCGATTGGATCGTGAACATCCAGTTCTTCGAGGTCGTGTGACCAGTGGAGCTGAAGTTGATCACGTAAGGGACGGCGTTGGTCGGGCTCAAGTATACAAAGCCCGCGTGGTGTCGGGTCTCCCTGAGCTCGTTCCCGGCCTCGGTCACCCAGATCATCGTCTTCGGGTTCTTGGGAGATGGGACCTCGTTGGCCTTCGTCCCGCTGGACGTGACGCCGGTGCGAACCTTCGGATAGTCCTTGTGGAGGATCAACTCAGCGTGGACTGCGACGAGCCCGCCGCCTCGATCCCGAGGTGTCCACTCGATCCAGTCCTTGTAAAAGTAGCACGGCTGAAACAGGATGCCGTCTTCGCCGTCTATGATAGGAGGGGTAGACTGCCTGAGCCAAATCTTACCCGGCGAGGCTCCCTCGACGAAGGCCGGCGAGCTCGGGTCCACCTGCGGACTGAGCGGCTGGAGGACGTAGATGAGCGGGACGATGTTATCCGCTGCATCCGTGGAGACACCCTTGCCAGCGTCCTTCTTCGCCTCCTCGGCCATCCAGGCCGGCATCTCCTGGAGCGGAGCCGTCGCCAGCTCCCTTCTCTCCTCCTTCTCCTTCACCTCCTCCTTCGGCTTCGTCGCTGTCGCTGTCTTACTCATCTCTGCTCCTCTTGGTTCCCGGCGTGCTCGAAGCTCACCCCGCTCATCGCCTTCTGCATCGGTTCGAGCTCGTCGGCCCGAACGATGACCTTTCCGCAGCCCGCCCACGTCAGGTTCGGCTGCTCTGCTACAAACAGTCGACACTCGATGTGCTGGTCGCCGGTCTTTGCGTACTTGATCTTGAATACCGCCACGGTCTTTACTCCTCGGAGACATCGCTACCCTCTGCATGGACAGGTTTATCTGGCAGACCTATGATCAGCAACACGATCGCGATTGGTATAATCAGAAAGACCAGAACAGCTATGCCGGCAATCGAGACCAACTTTAGTGGTGCAGTTCTCATGGCGTTACCTTCACAGGTTTGACCGAGGCGACCCGACCTACATGTCCTCCGATGAGATCGAGCTTCGGCATGCGCCCAGCCTTCAACTCCTGCTTCAGCCAGGCCGACAGGGTCGTGTGCTCTACCTTCTCGGCCACGTCTACGGTATAGCCTCGGGTCACGAGCTCGGTCTGTAGAACGAGCGCGTTCTCGCGCTGCTCTCTCGGCACAGCGATTGTAATAGTCGTCTTGATGAGAGAGCCGTTACCGCTCTCTTCCAAATACTGGAAGGCCTCGTCGCGCTTCGACTTCTCCCACTTGGCCGAGATGTTAGCTACGGCGAACGGGGCTATGCCTACGATCATCTCGGGGTTGTTCCCCTCCGCTGCGAGCTTAAAGCTGGGGATGCGACACTCGTCCATGAGGGCCGGTAGCTCCTCGATAGTCAGGCGGAGTAACTGCTTCCGGAGGTCCACCGCCCGCGACTCCAGGTCTGCGATCTCCTGCTGCTTGTCCCGGACGCTCTGGGCAGTCTCAGTTAGCTTGTCCAGTCGGTCCTTGGCCGCCACGGGCGGATCGTTCTTGATCGCCTCCCGGAGGTGGTCTGGTAGGTCCGCTACGGCTACTTGCTGACTGACAGACTTGTCCGACTTCTTGTGGTCGGGACGAGAGGCGATGGCTTGGTCCCTCTCCTGGTAGACCTCCGACGGCGCCCTCTTAGCGCTGATCTTGTCGTCGTGGCTCCTCCGCGCAGCTAACTTAGCTCGTGTCGCAGCGTCCTCTGCCGCCTGCTTCAGCGTCCGCTTCGGTTTGTTTGTAATTCTCGGAGCCACTTGGCCCTCCCTCTCGCTGGTCGATAGGACCCACCTAGACCCTCCGACGGCGAAAGTAAATAGGAAAGTTTCACTAGCCCCCGGAAAAATTTTATTATAGCTTTGGCCCTCCCCTCCTATAGGTAGAACCCTCGGCATCGCAATGCCGAAGTAACAAACGAGCGTCGTAAGGAGATTTACAAACAATGAGCTGGGACAAGAGAGTGCTGCGAGGCTCACAGCTGGTCCAGCAGCTGACCGAGCTGGAACTTCAGCTGGGGCAGTTAGCAAGCGAGATACCGATGGACCGGCTGAGAGACTTCGCCAAGGCCGTCGGCTACAGAACTACACCGCTGTTCGAACTAATCAAGGTGGCGAGTGGAGCAAAGGTCAGGCACAGAAAGGAGGTCGTCGAGATCGCTCGCGCAAAACTATCTAAGCGAATGAAGCGTGCTGCATGACCGATAACCTGCAAGGGCTAATAGACCAGGCCCGTGCTGTAGACGTGGCGAGCGCTGCGTCCCGCCTCGGTATCAGCTTCAGAGGAAGTCAGTATGCAGGCTCCTGCCCTGCCTGCGGCGGCAAGGACAGGTTCTGGATCAACACCAGGAGGAACGCCTGGGGCTGCAGACACTGCGGGACCGGGGGCGATGGTATCGCTTTGATCATGAACGCCGAAGGCTGTGACTTCCTCCAGGCGGTAGAGATATTGACCGACGAGAAGTTCCTGCGACGTGTAACTGAGCAACCGAAGCGCCCCAGCGGACCGGACCCCGAGGACGAGAAGCGAAAGCGCAGAGCTCAGTGGTACTGGAACCAGAGCAAGCCGGCCGAGAACTCTCCTGTAGAGAAGTACCTGCGAGGGAGAGGGTTGACCCTCCCGATACCGGGCACTGTCCGATACCTGCCCAAGATGGACCGTGGGCACATACCTCACTGCATGATCTCGGCGTTTGGACTTCCAAATGAGACCGAGCCCGGCATCCTCGGTGCGCCGGAGAAGATCATCTCGGTGCACCTCACCTTCTTGAACCCGGAGGGGACGGCCAAGCAGGTAGTCAGTATTGCGAACGAGCCTGCTACCAAGATCATGATTGGCTACCCCGACGACCTCCCCATAGCTGTGGCTCCTGTCAACGAGAGCGGAGCCATGTCTATATCGGAGGGGATAGAGAACGCCATGGCCGAGGCCCAGGCTATGGGATGGGGTGCGTGGGCTGCCGGGAGTGCACCGAGGCTTCCTAAGCTGGCGAAAGTTCTACCAGACTACGTAAAGACTGTCGCGATATACCCTGATCATGATCATGACGGGGAGTTGTACGCAATGCGGCTCGTGGACGCTCTTGAGGAGCGCGAGGGGCTCGAAGTTCTTGTAGAGGAGTAGGGGATGAGCGATGACAAACGACCGGACACGAACGAGTCCTTGCGAACCGGGGGAGAGCGGGCCATCCAGGACAGGAAGTTGGTCCCAGCTGGAGAGCTCAAGCGACGCCGCAACCAGAGAACGGGTACTAGTGACAAGGACGAGCTGGAGATAATCCAGGCTAGTACTGTAAAGCCGAGGGCCATACGCTGGGTCTGGCCTAGCAGGATCGCGGAGGGGAAGATCACCGTCTTTGCGGGCAATCCGGGGGCGTCCAAGACGCTCCTCTTGATCGCTATTATCGCGATCGTGTCCCGGGGCGGACTGTTCCCTATGAACGAGGGGAGGTCCCCGAAGCGCCGCGTTCTCGTGCTGTCTACAGAGGACGACATCGCAGACACACTGGTACCCAGGTTGATTGCTGCGGGGGCTGATATGAACTACGTCTCGTTCGTTCCTGCTGTCAAGACCGAGGGAGGGCGGCGCGGCGTGGACCTCTCTATAGACATCGACCGCTTCCGGAAGGAGATCGCGAAGTACGACGATGTGGGTCTCATGACCTTCGACCCCCTGACAGCCTACGTAGAGGACGACACGTCGGTCTCCCGCAAGGTCCAGATGAGCACTCGCTCGATCCTGACGGCTCTGAAGATACTGGCAGAGGAGACCGGCGTGGCCATCGTCGCGATCATGCACTTCAACAAAAAGACCGACGTAGTAGATGCGATGACCCGCATCGCCGGCAACCGGGCCTACACCGCGGTGGCCAGAGGGGTATACACTGTCTCCGACGACCGGGAGAACAATCGAAAGCTGTTTCTAAATACCAAGCTGAATATAGGACTGGAGCCGAAGGGACTGAGCTACACGATCCGGGTAGTAACAATCGGTGTCGACGAGGACACGAGAGAGGCCATCGTAGCTCCATGCATAGCGTGGGGCGATAGCTACGTCGACACCTCATCGAACGAGGCTATCCAGCAAGAGGTCGACAGCGACCAGAAGAAGATAAAGGGATCGAGGGCGAAGACGTTTGTAAGGGACGCTCTCGCGGACGGTCCGGTCAACTGGAATACGATCCTCGGCCAGGCGAAGTCGGAGGGGGAGAAGGACAAGATTTCCGCGTCGACTCTCCGGAGGGCCAGGGACGATCTGGCAAAGGAGGGGGTCATCGCATTCAGGAGGTTCGGGAGCGGGGACTCTGTCTGGTTCATGGTTGGAGACACTAGACTCGCTCCCGGCGAGAAGGGGGACGAGGCCGAGATGCCCTTCTAGCCTGATGCTCATCTGCCACCGAGAGGGGGGACGAGGCCGAGATGCCCTTCTAGCCTGATGCTCATCTGCCACCGAGAGGGGGAGACCCATATGCTCATTTGCGTCGTAAAGTACGACGAAAGTGGGGGAGGGGGTGGGCATATGGACATATGGGGGGTAAGTATATGATATATATATATAATCCTCCATATGCCCATCCCTCCCCCTGTATGGGCATATGGACATATGGTACCCCCCATATGCCCATATGCCCCTCCTGCTCACCCCCTCCCCGTCTTTTTTGGAGGTAGTATCGTGTGGGTCACCCCCCTAGACTCGAGACCTCCCCCTCGCGGCTATACCCCCGAGGCTAGTCTCGCGAGCCCCGCGAGCCTCGAACCCCAGGTCTCGTGAGACCCGAGCTTCGAGTCATGAGACTCGAAATACGATCTACGAGGCTCGCAGCCTAGTGCACGGTGCCATGGTGCTTTACAAGGTAATAGCTTATATGATACACCCTCGCCCCAGCTAGAGAACCCTAACCCAAATTACAAACAATTCGATGCCCGATTGGATCGTAGCAGTTGCAGGTTGGCGCCAGGAGCGCTCCGTCAAGGAGCACGTCGAGAGCGCCGGTCTTGTTTGTTATCAGCCCTTGTTTCGGGAGCGTCGGATCGTCAGGAATAATCGGATATGGGTTGTTTGTTGTTTGTTTGGTCGGTACTTCTTTGTTGCAAAGATCGGAGATTGGGAGCAGACGTATTTCACACTGATGACCTCTCCGACTGTTTCCAATGTTCTGATGGCCGACGAGAGGCCATTTGTTGTAAATGAGAGAGAGATCGCCAGGTTCAAATCTCAGGAGGTCGACGGTTTTATTCCTGTCGATCCGAACAAACGTTCAGGCCATGGCTTTACCCGAGGGCAGCGGGTGATGATTACTGCTGGAAATTTCAAGGACCACATAGGTCGCTACGTCGAGGCGGACCTCGATCAGTGTGCTGACCACGTGAGCGTCACGATGTTGGGAAGGTCCGTGACTATAGAACTTCCATTTGGTTATCTGCTGCCCGTCGGAAGGCAGCGCCGGTCACGTAGCAAGTCGAGGCGACAGTCGCATCGCTCTGCTGTGGCCGGTGGGACTGCGAAGGTCGCAACTCCTCTACCCCTCGTCGGATGAGTTTCAGAGTTGCGTCTTTGTAAGGTCCTGCTAATCTATCTCGCCTAGATGCGAGATGCAGGCTCGTGGAGATTTGTTAGATGCCACCGCGTTCAAGTCCGAGGCCAACTACAAAAGCAGAGCGTGCTGAGGAGGTGAAGCGCTCCTACACTAAGCCGGCTGCTCCAGCCGGCCGCAATCGTCCAAAGTCAGCTAGAGCTGCCGACGATCCTCTATTCCAAGACAGGCCATGGCTGTTCCGCCCGGGTTCCAGGCCGCCTGGAGGTGGACGACCCCCGGGTACTCCGAACAAGAATACGATGATACTGAAGGACTCGCTCCTGTACGCTGCCGCATGCGCCGGGGATGATCTGAAGAAGTTCATCATAGAGCGGATGCGTGCTGAGGGGGCAACTGAGCTGGCGATAGAGGCTGTATTTGACAACGAGGCTGGCGGCCTGGTTGGGTATCTGAAGTGGATGGCCCTGGAGCACCCGAGCGTCTTCGGTCCACTCCTCGGCAAGGTTATTCCGATGCAGATACAGGTTCAGAAGTCGGAGGTCGTGACCTACAGGTCAATCGAGGAGATCGACAAGGAGCTCGCGGCCAGGCGTATCCCGGTCAGGAGACTGGCAGCGGCGATAGATATTCTACCCGTTCCGGCCACTCCTCCTGTAACAGAGCCGGTAAGTGCTGAACCAGATACAAAGACTTCCTGAGTTCATCGGATCGTCCGAGGACCTGGACCTACTGGAGCAGAGACTTTGCGCTCAGTCCCGCGACGACTTCGGCTGCTACCGCGAGATGATCCGTCCCTACATGGTGACGGGCTGGTGGACGGACGTCGTCGCCAGGGAGCTTCAGCAGTTCTACGTAGACTTCAAAGCGGGCAAGCGACCGAAGCTCGCAATGATGGCTCCTCCTCAGCACGGGAAGTCTGCAGCTGTAACAGACTTCATATCGTTTGTGGCCGGCAACCTACCCGACTCGAACATCATCTTTGGGTCGTACTCCGACGACCTCGGCACGAGGACGAACTTGGAGATACAGCGGTTGATGAAGTCCGAGCGATATCTCGACATCTTCGGGAAGGTGAAGATCGGGCAGGGCGGCTGGCAGTGCAACACCTCGCTGATAGAGTTCCCAGACTACCGCGGGACCTTCCGCAACACGACAGTCATGTCGGGCATCACGGGGTTCGGTCTTCAGCTTGGAGTGATAGACGATCCCGTGAAGGGTCGCGTAGAGGCGAACTCCAAGGCGATCCGGGAGCGTACCTGGAACTGGTACACCGACGACTTCTTCTCACGCTTCGCTGCCTCGGCCGGTCAGATCATGATCATGACCCGGTGGCACGTGGACGACCTACTCGGTCGCATCTTGGAGAAGTCGCCAGACGGCTGGAGAGTTCTCAGGTGGCCGGCAGTAGCGCTTCACGACGACGAGTATCGGAAGAAGGGAGAGGCGCTGTTCCCCGAGTTCAAGCCTCTAGACTTCCTCCTCGAACGTCAGCGGTTGTACTCGAAGTCCTCCTGGGAGAGCTTGTATCAGCAGACGCCGATTACTATCGGCGGCGGGATGTTCCCGATAGAGAAGCTCACGACGAGGAGTTATCTGGACAAGGAAATGATCTCGGCTACCGTGCGCTACTGGGACAAGGCCGGGACGGCGGACGGCGGCGCCTACACCTCCGGCGTCATGATGCACAAGATGAAGGACGGGACCTACGTCGTAGCTCACGTCGCGAGGGGACAGTGGGCGGCCCTGGAGCGCGAGCAGAGGATCAAATTCTGGTCTCAGAACGACAAGGCGAATACACCGACCGGTGTTCCCTACACCGTCTGGGTAGAGCAAGAACCGGGATCAGGCGGCAAGGAGAGCGCGGAGGCTACTATCCGGATGCTCGCCGGCTACAGCGTGTACGCAGACAAGGTCACGGGGGACAAGGTCACGCGGGCCGACCCCTTCGCCGCTCAGGTCCAGGGCGGCAACGTAACTCTCTTGGCTGGTCCGTGGCAGTTCGATTATTTGGACGAGATGGAAGGCTGGCCGAACTCGAAGTTCATGGATCAGGGCGATGCCTCGGCCGGGGCCTTCTCGAAGGTGACGGCCGAGGGGAATTACAGAGCGGACTGGGGCGTATAGCAAATGAGTAGAAAATCACTTGAGTTCTGGAGGTCCCCTCAGGGGAGATTTTTAACTCAGAAGAAGAATGCTAAACGACGCGACATTGAATTTAATCTTACGTTCGATCAGTGGTGGAAGGTCTGGCAGGACTCGGGGCATTGGGAGGAGAGGGGGAGGAACCGGGGGCAGTATGCAATGACCCGTCCGGGGGACACAGGACCCTACTCTGTAGATAATGTTGTTATCAAGACTGTCCTAGATAATTCGCTAGAGACATTTTCTGATCCTATTCGACGTAAGCAGCACAGTGAGCGGATCTCTTGTTCTTTAATGGGGAATGATTATGCTCTTGGCAATAAGCTAGGGCCGGAGACCCGAGCAAAGATGCGATCGTCAAAGATAGGAGAGCGAAATAGCTTCTTCGGGAAGAAGCACTCTCCGGATAACATTAAAAAGATGAGTCTCGCTCGACGTAAGTGGTGGGAGCGTCGGAAGTTGGAGACTAACTAAGGGTTTCTAGGGGCAGCTCCGGGAGGGCATAAACCTAGGAGGCTTGAGAGACTACGATGAACAAGGATCGTTTGAAGTTAGTCGTGGACGAGGGCGTTGCCATCGATCCCGAGTACAAGAGGCAGTTTGAAATGGCACAAAGCCGTGGCGACGCTAAGTTAGCTGCTAAGCTCGCTCTATTGTGGGCGAGAGACATCGTTAGCTTAGATAACAAGATCGCCCGTATCCTGAACCGGATCGAGACGTACAGGACCCTCGCAGCTCACTGCAATGATCCGGTAGCTCGGGACACTTTTCTTGACTGTGCAGATACACTTACTCGTGTTATTAAGCTACGGCTGGCCGGGATAGACGAGCCGGTGCCAGACTGCTCCGCCTCTGAGGTGGTCAAATGATTACAAAGAGTTTCGCCAGGAGTGGCGCACACAGGCACTGTATGGTGCAACGTCCTTGGGGCGTTTCCTCCCTTGACTTGGGCCGCCCGGCAGCGGGCGGCTCCCTTTCTGAGGGAGAGTTGAGATGATGAGCTATAGTCGAAACTTGGAGGACGTGGTCCTCCATCGCGTGTTCGGGGACGTAGGTGTCGGGACCTATGTCGATGTGGGGGCCGGCCACCCTCTCTGGGACAGCAACACTTATGCTCTCTATCGGAGAGGGTGGCGTGGGGTAGTGGTAGAACCCCTGCTGAGGTTCAAGCCATACAACGAGGCTTGGAACGAGCTCAGGCCCGGAGATACGAGAGTGTCCTCGATGGCAGGGGCCGGGATTGGTAAGAGAGAATTACAAATATTTGAGTCCCTCCAACTCAGCACTGGATGCGCCGAGGTCGCCGACCTCTGGACGCGAGGAGGGAAGCCACCTGCGAGGACGGAGTTGCTTGACGTCGTGCGTATCGCCGACCTCATGCCTCCTGATCCAGTACACTTCATGAATATCGACGTGGAGGGTATGGAGCGCGAGGTCATAGCTGGCCTCGGTCCCCGCCTCCCCTGGGTCGTGTGTCTCGAGACCACGCGCCCAGGGACATCTCAGATACATGATCCGACTATCATCGACTCTCTCGTGTCGAGGGGATACCGTCTCGCGTACTTCGATGGAATAAATGCGTTCCTCCTGAGCGACTATCATCTCAACCTACGGAAGTTCTTCAGGCTCGATGCCCCCGGCGGCTTCGTCCAATACTCCAAGACTAAGGAGTGCCAGGAGCTTTACAAGGAGTGGCAGGGGCGGGTCAAGGCAGAGGCATCGGAGTTATTCGCATGAGGAGACACTCAAGGCGATCGAAGTCCCCACCCTCGCGTCCTCTGTTTCTAACAGCGCGGCTTCTCGTCTCGTTCCGCTGGGAATGGTCCTGGCGGAGTTTCAAATGGAGATATGTGAAGATGACAAAAGCACTTCTCAAGTGGGTCGATCCCACGACGCGCGTCGACGGCTCGGCTCTCGCCTCCTCGGACATCTCGTCGATCACGATCCATGATGACACCGACGGTCTCGTGGGCTCGGTACTCCCGGGGGTCCAGACCTTCACGACCTCTACGCTCTCCGTGGGGGATCACTCCTTCTACGCGATCGCTCATGACACGAGCGGCCACTCCTCGGGTAGGTCGAACGTGGCCTCGGTCACGGTAACTCCGACCCTCGCGAACCCGGCCGCCCCGTCCGGTCTGACAGCAGAGCTGGTCGAGGAGCCGTTGCCGCCTCCCGCAGCGCCGCCCTCCGACGCTCCTCCGCCTGCAGACACTCCGGCCGGCGGCTGATCTTGCTCGCACTGAAGCAGTGCGCTCACTCTTGTTGCAGCATCGACGGCGTCTGCTGTGGGTGCTGCAAGAAGTTCGGGGAGGAGCCCTCGAACCAGCTGGCAGCTAGCTGCCGGAAGGAGGGCGAGAAGGACTGCTGCCACACGCACAAACCAACCACACCCTCGATTACTTGGCAGCAGTCCCCATGAGCCCAGCGAAGAAGATCGTCCAGCTGTTCCCGTTCATGAACGACACGTTCCAGAACCTCCTTGCGGGGTTCGGAGTTCTCGGAAGGGACAAGGCCGTCAGTCAGCAGGCGATCTTACGACTACTGTCCATGGCCGATCTCGAAGCGCTCTACCGAGGGGACTGGTTGTCACGGAAGATCATCGATGCCCCCGCATTCGACATGTGCCGGCAGTGGCGCCAGTGGCAGGCAGACGCCGAGGACATAACGAAGATCGAGGAGTGCGAGATCACCCTGAAGTTACAGCAGAAGCTCATGGAGGCCATGTGCATGTCCCGCCTATACGGCGGTGCGTGCTTGATCCTCGGAGTAGATCGAGGAGACTTCAGAAGCGAGCTCGATCCGAAGAAGGTCCAGAAGGATGAGTTGAAGTTCGTCCACGTCGTCTCGAAGAACGTGATCTCGACCGGGCCGAGGGTCCGAGACATCATGTCTCCGTGGTTCAACCAGCCGTCCTACTTTGTCAGGCCCAACGTCCCCACTCCGCCTCCTCCCGGGGGCGTCGAGCCGGTGGCCCAGTACGACCTACCAAACGCTCTACCTGACATGGGCTCCTTCTACATCCACCCCTCGCGGGTCATCCAATTCGTCGGAGCCCCCTACCCGGACCCTGAGATAGCTCCGGACGCCTGGGGTGACAGTGTGCTACAGATAGTACACGACGCAATCAACTCGACTTCGATGGTGAATTCATCGATCAGTTCGATGATAGCCGAGGCCAAGGTCGACGTGATCAAGATGCCGGGTCTGGCTGAAGTTATGAGTACTCAGGAGGGGTCGAGTCGACTGATAGAGAGGTTCGCAAGGTCCAATGCGGCAAAGAGTGTCGTGAATACTTTGATGCTCGACGCAAAGGAGGAGTGGGAGAGGCACACACTCGCTCTCTCCGGGTTTGACTCGGTCATGATGACTTACCTGACTATCGCTGCAGGCGCAGCAGATATCCCGGCTACCCGCCTCCTGGGCAAGAGTCCGTCCGGGATGGATGCGACCGGCGAGAGTGACATGCGGAACTACTACGACCGGCTGAAGTCCGACCAGAACATGAGACTGAAGCCGGCCCTCGGTCCTCTCGATGAGATCATCATCCGCAGCCTCATCGGTACGAGGGAGCCGGGTGACTTCTCGTACGAGTGGCGTCCGCTCTGGCAGATGGACGATGCGCAGAAGGCGGACATCGAGTTCAAGATCGCCCAGGCCCACGCAGTGGATGCGAACTCCGGTCTCATCGACCCCGTCCTACTCCGGACAGGGCGGGAGAACTACCTGAGTGAGCACGGCGTCCTCTATCCGGGATTCGACGTGGCCCGAGCAGACTACGAGGAGGAGTTCGCAGCCGAGCTCGAAGAGCGGAGCAACGCGATGCGGGAGGCCGAGATGAATGGCCTTAATAACACGGGTCAGCCCGACGACCCTGCTGTCGAGGAACTGACGAACGGGGAGTAGGCATCGTGGGTGACTATCTGACGCTCGTGGTTGTTGTTCTGATCGTAGGCAGGTTCGCCTGGCTGGCTTTCTGGAGAGCTACCCTGTGATTCTTACGTGCTGCTCTCTCACTGATGCCACGAGCCGTCGCGATCCGACCGGTACTGAGAAGCTGCGGATATTGGCTCGCAAGAACGCCGTGATGATCCTGAACCGTCTATGCATGAGCCTTAAGACGGCCGTTGTCAATCACGACCTTCTCGCTCTAGGTCCTCAGTCTCCGAGCCACTACTCGGACACGCACCTTCGTCACTCGGCATTGTCGAAGTGGCTGGCCTCGGTCTCCTCTCAGGCCTTCCACAACTGGCTGACCCGGCCGATCGCTGCTGCCTGGGTGGGCGGGATATCCGCGGCCAGGAAGGACGTGAGGGGACCGGACCCGGAGGACAACAGCGCGATCTTCCTGGTCTGGTCCGGTACCGAGCTGGCAGGGATACTGGGCGCAGGGGGCCAGCTGGTCTCCCGGGCGGCCCTGCACATCCAGAAGGGTACGAGGCCTGTGGAGGCCTACAGGACCTTGCGGGGCGAGCTCCTGAAGATCAGGCCTAGACTAGAGGCCCTGGCCAACATGGCCATTGTGAAGACCTTCAACACGGCGCGGCTGGCCACCTACGAGGCCGCCGGAGTGAAGAGGGTGGGAGTGGTCCCGGAGAGTCTTCGCAGGGGGAACCCGCTCATCCAGGACACTGGCTGGACGGAGGAGGCCCGCGAGGCAGCTCTAGCTGCCCGAAGGGCCAACGCGAAAGGTCCGTCGATCGAGAGTCACCCCGGCGGGGCAAGTATGATCGGATACACCTCTTACCCTCACGACCCTAATCCGGCGGCCCACGCGGGTCTGAAGCGCGACGCCGCTACGCTTCGAAGTAACAACAAATACGACGAGGCGATAAAGTCGAAGCTGAACGACTTACAGTTAGTTGGGTTGTTCAGGTACATAAAGGATGACGACTTTGCTCAGAATGTGAATAAGCCGCTGAGAGAGGGGACGGCCAACCTTCCTGGAAGAGAGCGCGTCAGGGAGGCGGCAGACGTCATAAGCAGTGCCCTGGCACAGCTACCAAAGTACACCAGCGGGGACGTCTACCGGACGATCCAGATCAAGGGTGGTCGAGCAGATAAGTTGTTCAAAGAGAACAGTGTCGTCGAGTTCAAGGCCTTCACTTCTACAACAAAGAATCGGGGGCTGGCTGAGGGTATCAGCGCGTTCGGTGAACTTAGCGGGGGCAAGGCCGTAAATAATAAGACCGTGTTTACTCTGAAGAACGCTGGCGGAGTCGACGTGTCTGGGATCAGTCCCTATGATCATGAACAGGTCCTAATCGACAAGGGGTCCCACTTTCACATCGACTCAGTGAAGAAGCGCGAGGGTGGCGGTTGGAGTATTACGGCGACCAGAGTGTCTGGAGCGAAGGACGCCGATCCTCTCGCCCCCTACCGGGCCATGGCCCGGAGGCGCCGAGGAGTCGGCACCATGGTCCAAGTCCGGACCGCCGAGGACGACCTCGTCTGCGTGGACTGCGAGGACGCGGCGGAGGCCGGACCCTACTCCGTGGTCGAGGCCTATGATATGTTTCCGATGCACGTGAACTGCAGGTGCAGCTTCGTCCCCTACGACGCGGACGACGAGGACGACCTCGAAGAAGATAGTGGGCCGTTTGATCCAGTCCAGCTGGCCCTCCTGAACCTCTCCGCCCTGCTCAACACGATGGACACAGGGTGGACAGAGGAGGCCCGCGAGGCTGCACTAGCCGCGAGAAGAGCAGCGGCCCACGCAGCCGGAGCTGTCAGTGCCGGAGCCATGCGGGTTGGAGCCCGCGCCGCCTCCCGTTGGATCTCGACAAACGCGAAGGCGAGAGAGGCCCTGGGTAAGGTACTGACGGAGTCGAACGTAAAGTCCGCGGTCTCCCTCGGGATCAAGAGCGCCCTCTACCACCTCGGCAATCTCGACGACCCGGCTATGAATGTGATAGAGCCGTTCATCGAGCACCACGTCCACAACATCGAGTCGACCCTCCAGGTCACGAAGGGTAGGGCCCATGATATGATGATGGCCGGGGTGCGGAAGCTGATGGACGCGAGGAATAAGTAACATGGATATGATCCACGCATCTCTGTCCTACATCTACGCCAGTCTGAGAAGGAGCGCCGTCAAGCACGGCGTCGACCCCTCCAAGCGAACCAAGGCCGAGTTCGCCGGCGACGAGAAGGCCAAGCAGGTGTTCATCGCAGCCTGGGGCCAGGAGGCGTACGACGGTCTGAAAGACGACCTCGACGATACTGGCTACACTATGCGAAAGAAGGTCTAGCAACTGTGAACGTCCTAGTCAGGGGTTTGCACGGCTTCGGAGACGGCATCCACCAGAGGGCGATCATCCGCTCGATGATAAAGTACAGCACCTACACCCTCTGGCTCCAGACGGCCTACCCGTGCCTGTATCTCGACCTGATAGGGGAGCGTCTAAAATTGGTAGATATCCAGAGCCGTCTCAGGTGCCAGGCGAAGAACGCGATCCGAGAGCAGCAGTACTTCTCCAGTCCTCCGCCCAACATCCTGCGGATCGAGATCAGTTACGACGGCGTCGCCCTCCACCCGGGAAGGACATTGGTCCAAGGACTGGCCGGGAAGTTCAACCTACCCGCGGACGACCTCGACTTCTCCCTGCCGATCCAGAGTGAATGGCGGCGCGAGACCTACCCTCTCACCGAGAGCTGGCCGGAGGACAAGCCGTGGCTGATCGTCCGACCCCTCACCGAGAGGAGGGAGTGGGAGGGCTACTGCCGTGCAAGGAACCCTCTGACCTACGCCTATCAGATCATCTATGAGGAGCTTCGCGAGCGATACTTCACTATCAGTATTGCGGACCTGTCCCCGGGCAAGGAGTGGCTGGTCGGTCCGGGGCCCGAGGCCGATGTGTACTTCAACAAGGGTGAGCTGACCCCAGAACAGGTCATGACCCTGTTTAGCGTATCCGACCTCATCTTCTCCTCGCCGGGCTTCGCACTTCCTCTAGCCCTCGCCCTTGACAAGAGGATCATCTGCGTGTTCGGTGGCTTCGAGTGCGCGGACGCCTACACGAAGTCCGAGAACTTTCTGGCTATCGAGCCGATCACCCCGTGTCCTTGTTACAACAAAGAACACAAGTGCAACAAGACCATCGACCTCATGAGGGCGCTGGAGAGGATAGAGGAGTTCATTGAGCATGATCACACGTCGACACGCAATCGGTCTCCTGGCCTTATTGCCGGTATCAGTACGAGCTCGTGACGACGGTAGATACGCTCAGCAGTCTCCAGCACTCAGAGAGTGGTTCGATAATCTCAGGAACAACAACGGAAACCGGTGCTGCTCCGACGCCGACGGTCGCAGGGTAGAGGACCCGGACTGGGAGGCCCTTCCCGAGGGGAGGTACAAAGTCAGGCTGGTACCGAAGATCGGCCAGTGGCACACAGTAGAACCAGCTCAGGTCGTTCGGGAAAATAACAAGGTCGGCTACGCAGTAGTCTGGCGATCCGAGGATTATAATGGTCAAGAGACGATTATCTGTTTCATGCCAGGATCGTCGTCTTGAGATCAGGGGGCACCGGGTGAACCTGGGCGACTTCAACCGACTGTTCGTCGGCGCATTTATACTAGCGTTCCTGATCATATTACTCGGGATCGGCTACTTGACCTAGATAGGAGAGTTCTATGGTTATCAGGAGAAGGCGGACTGCCGCGACAGTCGTGGATACGAACTTCGAACAGTGCAACCGGATCATCGGAGACGCCGCGAGACCTCCGGTCATAGCAGATGATGTTCGGTGGAACACCGACAACGCCGGGGCCATCTCCCTGTTCGATGCGCTGGAGTTCGACGACCAGGCGAGGGTGAGGATCACGAACGATGGCTACCTCGTCGCGAACCCCAGGATCGCCAGGACCGGTATCCAGGTGTATCTCGGCTCCGAATGTGGCCGGCCGGACCTCGCCCAGGTGAGGGTCATGCGACCCGCCGACTCCGTGTTCCATACCGACGCGATGCACTCCTACGCCCACCGACCGATCACCATAGACCATCCCGGCGTCCGGGTCACCGCGGACAACTGGAAGGAGTACGCCGTCGGCCAGACCGGCGGCGACGTAGTCAGAGACGGCGGCACTGTCCGCGTTCCTACTGTTCTCATGGATGCGGCTGCGATCCAGGAGTTCAAGAATGGCAAGAAGCAGCTCAGTGTAGGGTACACGTGCAACCTCGACTGGACCCCCGGAGAGCACGAGGGTCAGAAGTACGATGCTGTACAAACAAATATCAGGGCAAACCATCTCGCGGTAGTCGCCAATGCGCGGGGCGGACCTCAGCTAGTCATCGGCGACAACGCAATGGAGAACCAGATGAACTTGAAGACAGTCATGGTAGATGGCATCAACTGCCAGATGACCGATACCGCGGCGGAGATTGTTCTCCGTGCGCTGAAGACTTCTGCCGATACGATCACTCAGATGAAGGCCGATGCCAAGAAGCGAGATGACGAGGACGAGGAGTGCGACAAGGAGGATATGAAGAAGGATGAGCTGATCAAGACGAAGGACGCGGAGATCGCGACCCTTAGACAGCAGCTCGCCGACGCGAAGGTCACTCCTGCACAACTCGACGCTCTCGTGAAGGCCCGCCAGGAGACCTTCGACAAGGCGCGGGCTCTCGGCATCAAGGGTCTCACAGTCGACGGCAAGTCTGTGGAGGACGTTCAGAAGGAGGTCGTCACGACGAAGCTCGGAGACGCGGCGAAGGGGTGGGACGCTGCCCAGATCGCCGCCTCCTTCAACACTTTGACCGCCGGTGTCAAGACCACGGGAAGTCACACCCTCGACCATGCGCGTCAGGCCTTCGGCGGTGATCCCGCTCATCAGTATCGTCCGGGAGGTCCGAGCTACGCTCAGGGCGGTGTAATGAGTCCGCAGGACCAGGCCTACAGTGACAGCGTGTTCGATCTTGAGAACGGCTGGCGCGGTGCGGACTGGCTGGCGAAGAACCGTCCAGGTCAGCGACAGCAGTAATCAGCGCGCGGGGTGTTGCCGGGACCCTCCGCTCCATCTAACAAACACTTACTAGGAGATCATCTCTATGGGTACAGTAGTCCAAACAAGCTACGCTCCACAGCAGCGAGCCGGCATCGTTGGCATGCTCGTGAACCAAGTTCCTCACACTGTACGCTCCATGACTGTCGAGACCGCGGCCGGCATCGGCTTTGGTCTCGCCGTCAGCCAGGGGTCCAGGGACGGTGGCTGCATTCTCGCCGGCTCAGCCTTCGTCGGCCTGAGCGTCCGAGACGTCACCCTCGGCCTCGCCCCTGTCGATCCTCTGAGTGACACTCCGAACACTCTCGACACGTACGGCGTCTACACCGAGGCCGCTATCATGACGAGAGGAGACATGTGGGTGGCTCCCCAGGGAGCCGTGGCTGCCGGTAACAGCGTCTATTACAACACGACGACTGGGAAGCTCAGCGCGAGCGGCTCCGGCAACGGCGCATCCGGCTCCATCGTGTTCACCTCCCAACCGGTGGCCGACTCGACGATCACCCTGAACGGAGAGGCCTACACGTTCAAGGCATCCGGCGCGACAGGGGACCAGGTCAACATCGGTCCTACCCTCGGAGACACGATTAGCAATCTCGTCGCTGTCCTGAATGCGAGCTCCAACACCGAGACGGCGAAAGCCACCTACGCGGCCTCCCCCTCCTCGCCGGGAGGAGCTGGTCAAGGCTCGGGGGCCGACACCCTTCTCATCAGCTTCGATACCGTGGGCACCGCTGGTAACAGCTGGACGATCGCCACGACAGTGACAGGAGCTACGAGGTCCGCAGCTACCCTCCTGGGCGGCACGGCTGCAGCTACTCAGATCACCGGAGCCCGCTGGGCGACCAGCGCGATCACCGGCCAGTTGGCTGTCGTCTCTCTCGGCAACCAGTAATTCGGATCAGGGCAACGGGTCCTAAATAGGAGTGTAGTTACATGTTATTCAGAGACAGTCCAACACAACAGCAGGCGATGGGCTTCCTCATCGCTCAGACGACCTACATCGAGCCGATGGTCTACCGGATACAGTACCCCGAGCTGAACTACAGGGAGCTAGTACCAGTCGATACGTCCGCGAACGAGTGGGCCAAGTCGATCACCTTCTTCAGCGTCGATCAGGTTGGCGCTGCTGACTGGTTCAACGCAGCGGCCAGCGACATCCCTCTGGCTGACATCGCGCGAGCGAAGTTCGAGGCGGGCATCGAGATGGCCGGTATTGGATACCGGTACAACCTGGAGGAGCTCGGCCAGGCGATGATGCTACCGAACACGAACCTCACGTCAGAGAGAGCTGAGGCCGCGCGCAAGGCCTCGGAGGAGTTCACTCATAATACCGCGATGTATGGCGACGTGAGGAAGAACTGGAAGGGGATCACGAACCACACATCCCCTGCAGTCGTGAACGCTGCCCACACGTGGGCGTACTGGGTCGGCCAGGGGTCATCATATCTTACGAACATCATCCAAGACTTCAACGGCCTACTCACGAATATCTGGCAGTCCTCGCTGACGGTTGAGATGGCCGACACGGTCCTCCTCCCACTCTCGGCCCTCACTCTGCTGGCGACGACCCAGCTGCCAAATACGACGATGACACTCCTCCAGTTCATCATGGCGAATAACCTGTATACGCTAGAGACTGGACGACCTCTGACCATCCGTGCGGTCCGTGGTCTCGACACCGCCGGGGCCTCCGGCAACGGCCGGGTCATTGCGTATCGTAAGGACCCGCAAGTCGTGAAGATGCACATGCCGATGCCGCACCGGTTCTTCCCGGTCTGGCAGCGCGGCCCCTTCGTATTTGACGTACCTGGTATTATGCGCATGGCCGGCCTAGAGATCAGGCGTCCAGGTGCGTTCCGATACCTGGACGGAGTTTGCTGAGAGGGCTGAATAACCAACCCTCTACTTTACGGGAGAAGTAACAAATGTCCGAAAATAATGTGGCCATCCCGGCCACACCTGATAGGATCGTCGAGCAGGTCTCGACGAAGTTCTCTCTGGTGCCAGACGGTCGACGTCTGGCAGCAGCATCTCAGATCGTAAAAGTTCAGAATACGGACCCCCACCAGGTTCACGTCGTCGTAGACCGATTTCTGAAAGGTCATGAGATACTTCCTGGTCAGATCAAGGAAGTCGAGATGCTCGTGGAGGACATCGAGGGGTTCATGAGGCAGCGTCTCCCAGGTCGAGGCTTCTATCCTCCCGGCGCTCGGGTGAAAGGGGGTGTCGTGAAAGGAGACAGGATGGTCGACGGTCAGTTCATCCCTGGAGATAAAATCGAACTCCCTCCCCACCCTCTGTTATTCCCCGAGCTCGACTATAGAGTTATCGAGGCAAAGGCCCGAGAGGAGCGTATGAAGCGCACCCAGACCGGGGGCGTAGCCCAGCAGTCCGGCGATGGTGGTGAGATCGCCGAGCTTCGCGCTCTCATTGCGAAGCAGCAGAACGAGCTGAGTGAGATGCGCCGACAAATCGGCAGCAGCGGGGGTAAGAGGTAGTGGCAACTGTCGAGGACATCATCGCATTCAAGGCGAGGTTCTCGGAGTTCGCTAAGTTGAGCGACCCTCCGATTGCCGCGGTACTAAATACAGCCGACGTGTACCTCGACGACGTCATGTGGTCGCCCAGAGACTTTCCTCTCGCAAGAATGCTCTGGGCAGCCCACCTCCTGACACTTCAGCAGACCGTCGCAGCTAATAGCACGATCGATGGGACCGGTATGTCGGACTTGTTTGTAAGGTCCATCCGCTTCGGAGATCGCACCGTCACCTTTGAGCAGCGTCAGTCGTTCATGTCGGCCCAAGCCGGTATGGAGCCAGGCGAGATACTTCTGAGCTCGACGACCTACGGCCAGTTGTTCTTGCAGCTCCGCAGCCGCAACATTATTCCGGTGACCATTGTCTAATTGGCGTCAACTAGAGCAGAGGATGGACGCTATCGTCGATCGCCAGTTCGGCGAGCCGGTAGAGTTCAGACCGTGGAAGAACAGTGGGGTTCGCAACGAGGGCGAGCCTGACCCGTCTCGCGATGTCGTGAAAACCGTGGGGATAGAGGTTACGCTGTCCGAAGGTAGCGCTATCACGGGAGGCAAGCAGTTCTCCAACAGCGTGTGGGTCTCCGTGGAGGAGAGCGTGCTGGGTGACCTGGCGTCCTGGAAGAAGTACGACAGGATAGTCCTCCCTGAGAGGCCAGCGGGTCAGAACGTCTTCATGTGGGACCACGCTCTCCCAGGAGCCACGGGGCGCATCGAGGTGTTCATGACTCGACTCTCTCCTGTGAGCCCACCATGAGTTTACTACGTCCAGTCATCAGAGCCTGCGTAGTCGCGGCCCTTCGCGAGCAGACATGGGCCCAAGAGCGGGTGTTCGACAGCGACCTCTCTCCCCTCGCGGACGCTGTTCTCGGAGAGACGGCCAAACCGTATATCGTCGTATTCACAGATACTGATGACTTGAACCCGGTGAGGGGGAAGGCCGAGCTATATGACGGCGACAGCAGGGCTCTCAGTATCGTGCTGGAGATAGGAGTAGCCAACGCAGTAAAGGACCCGCAGGGGAGCATTCAGCTGCAGTTCGCCGCCACCGACGTAGGGATGGAGACCGCGTGCGATGTAATAGACACGCAGGCCCTGAACGCCTTGTTTGGTAATCCGAGGAACGCCTGGAGCGACCTCATAAAGCGCTTCGTGTACAAGGTTCAGCGCATATCCAGGCGGCGGGGGGGTCAGGGTGGCAAGGGAGTGCGGTTCGCAGCGCGTCAGATCACAATCACCTGCTCTACCAACTACGAGTTGTCGCCCGGGATCGTACCTCCTGAGACTCACCCGGTTCACCAGTTCATCGACCTGGCGAAGGAGAGGCCCCTGAGTGAGGAGGTCGACCTGGCCTCTATCATCGAGCAGCTTTTGACGACGAACCAACTCCCAGACTGGCGCGTAGCTCAGAGCCTCCTCGGTATCGACACTGATGCAAGTGTGAAGCTCGTGGCTGGCGAGACACCAGTCTGGGAGACCAGCTGGCCTGGAGTACCGGGGATCGAGGACGAGGAACCAGCAGAGATTGTAACAATCATACCGGTGGACCAGACCGGTGAAGCTGAAAGTTAATGTGGATGAACTCCTAAACTGGGGGAGGTTCGGAGAGCAGATGAGCCAGAGAACCCCAGCGGCCATCGCCCGCGCACTGAATGCGTATGGCGAGGGGGTCGCGAAGGGAGCGGCTCAGAGGATCGCTGAAAAGACCGGCATCGATATAAACACGATTGCCGAGACGATCACAATAAAGCGGGCGACCCCCGACGACCTCAAGTGGTCTATGGATGCCAGCATGCTATCTCCCCCGGACGCCCGGTGGTCCAGACCCTGGGAGAGTAGGAACGAGAAGGCCTTCGAGCAGGACACCCTCGTGAATATAATCACGGTAGAGGACGACTGCGTATGCGAAGCTTGCGAAGAGGCTGCCTCGAAGGGGCCGTACACGATGGCCGAGGTCCGAGACCTTCAAGCCAAGTGGGCGGACTTCGTACCAAAGACCCTGGGCGGAGGAGTGAGGACGAACCTCATTCATCCGAACTGCCGCTGCACGATCCAGAGTTGGAAGTCTCTCCGGAAGGTCCCGGTCATGCAGCAAGGTACGCCTAAGCCCGGGGCTCCTCCGCCACAGAAGTTCACCGTTCGTCAGCTGGGGCAGCTGATAGCGAGTGAGATCAGAACTGAGATCAAGGCCGTGAAGGGTAAGAGATGATAGGCCAGAAGCACTTCGACCGACTGGTGTTCCAGGTAGCCCAGTCGAGAAGGACCTCAGGGAACGAGAAGCGCGTAGGATACGTGCAGTCGGTGCAGAGGAACAAGGTGGAGCAGAAGGTCCGTGTCGTGATAGGGATACGGCCCGACGGCTCTCCCTGGGTATCACCCTGGCTCCACACGACTGACCACACCGGAGGAGCGAGCCGCGAGCAGAAGCTCTACGAGATCGGTCAGAACGTCCTGGTGTCCTGCCCTGGGGGAGACTTCAGCAGAGCCACCGTGTCTCCCTGGGCCGAGAGCGAGGCGTTCCCGGCCCCGGACCACGCGACCCAGATCAACGGCGATACCCTGCAGATGGGGAAGCTCCGCGTCAGCAAGCACAAGCAGGACAGCGGGCACTTCTACGACATCTGGATCGCCGAGGGGGACGAGCCGCCGCCGGAGCACCAGGAGCAGACGGGGAAGCCTGAGAGCGGCGGAGGAGGCCAGTCCGGCTCCTTTACATCTAACAGGGAGCCTGGCAAGCCAGCGATGAAGGTCCGCATCCACGAGAGCGGCTGCATCACCGGTCGAGTAGGGAACGATGACAATGCTCCGAGGTTCGCAGCCCACACAGCAGGGGCGAAGATACGATCGGGGCAGGGAGCGTACTGGATCGATGTTCAGGGCAACCTCTGGACGACCAGCGCTCCGCAGATAAAGGATGACAAGGTCATCCCGAACGACAACGACTAGAGGAGAAGTGAGTATGCAAGTTGCTAAGCGTTTTCAAAAGCCCGGCGACGGAGCACAGGACCCGACGCGGGAGTACAAGATCGCTGACCCTCACCACAAGCCCGACTTGAACGGCGAGCTCGGCGGCGCGAGGGTCTACATGAAGAACGGAGTTCAGTATGTTAGACTGACACCGGCACAGGCCAAGTTCTATGTCGACTCCGGTTCTCTGGTCGAGATGAATGGCTAGGAACGTAACATCAGTCATCGTCGATCGAGTGACACATCCTGCGCCTCCTGGTGCAATCAAGTTCACGTCGAAGTTCGGTACTGGTGAAATAACCGGCTTCGTTCACGGGTGTCCGTGTGGTTGTGGTGCATGGAGCGGCGTCCACTTCGAGAACTACGGTACTCCTCCTATGTGGCAGCGCACTGGTGATGATTGGCACATGACACTTGAACCGTCGATCGGTATTCGACATCCGAAGGGAGATCAGTCAGGCTATCACTGGCACGGCTATCTACGTAACGGTGTCTTTGAGGAGTGCTGATTTTTGGCTAACTTCATCATAGACGGCTCCTCACCGTACTACTCGACGCTGAGAGCAACCTGGCCCGATCTGTATGAGTCGCGGGCCATCATCGCTCCGTCAGGGTCCGGTGTGGACAGGAATACCGGCCGAATCATCAGCGGCTGGGATCACGTTGAGCAGAGCATCGAGGTAATCTTCGCTACCCCCTTCCACCAGCGGGTCCTCCGCCGCTGGGTCGGCTCCTTCGTCCCTCACATCCTCGGTGAGAGCGCTGTACCGAGGATCATCACCCGGTTCTTCTGGGCGATCGCAACAGCGATCGACCTCTGGGAGCCGCGGTACAGGGTGAAGCAGGTATTCTTCATGGGGGATGCTCTGAACCAGGAGACTGCGAGCCTGCTCGGGGCCCACAGTTCTCTGGCAGCAGCGGACCTCCTTCGACTGGGCCAGGCGATCTTCCGCCAGGAGGGTGTATACTTTCCGCGCGGGCACGTCGGAGACTTCACTCCGTATCATCAGCGCCAGTTCGGAATAACCGGACGGGGCGGTAACCTCTGGGACGTGGTTGCACCGACATGAGCAAGTTAGTCAGGTTGAACAAGCAATACTATTACTACAACGGATACGGTCACTGGTGCCCGGGGTGCGGTGGTGGACACGAGATAGCTGTCGGCGAGAAGAACAGCTCAGGGGCCGAGTGGCAATTCAACAATAATCTCGCCTCGCCCTCCTTCTCGCCGAGCATAAATATCCGCTCCGGAAGGTACGCAGACCCGAACTACACCGGCGGCGGAGGGCGCATCTGCCACTATTTCATAACCGACGGGAAGATCATATACTGTTCCGACACGACCCACGCTCTTTCAGGTAAGACGGTCGACCTTCCAGATATACCCGAGAACAAGTATCAGTCATGTCAGCGTCTCTGACAGTTGCCCGCTTCCTCGTGGCTCTCGGCGTGACGGGTCTAGCGATCTTAGCCCTCGTGTCCATAGAGAACAAGCGCCAGCGATCCAACCTGGACACGCTAGAGAGATTGAAAGCTCATGAGCAACCTAGTCTCAACAGTACCATCACGCTTCACAGTGATCCGTCCCGAGCTCCTTCCACCGATGGCAGTCCTCCAGCCGATCGACACGGAGACGATCATCTCAGCAAGGATGGCGAAGTTCAAGGCCCTGTGGGCGAGCTACGACCCACCGAACGCAGCCCAGTACGACGTGGAAGGCCTGGAGTTCGATCCGATAAAAATACAGGCGGAGCTCGGCGCGTTCTTCGAACTCCTGGTAAGGGACAGAGTAAACCAGGCCGCGAGAGCAGTGACCCTTGCGTACGCGATTGGTTCGGACCTGGATGCCATTGGCTCGCGATACCCCTATGGGGTGACGCGACAATTAGGAGAGAGTGACAGATCGTATCGGACGCGACTGTGGCTCTCTCCCTCGATCTTCTCCCTCAACGGTCCCGGGCAAGGGACCTTCGAGAGCTATGTATTTTGGGCCCTCTCGGCTCCGATGACCGACGGAAAGTTGCGGCACGCAGCCGCTCTGACGAGGAGGGGGACTGGTCAGGTCATCATTCCGATTATGCGGGATGATAACACAGCCAGCACATTCAAAGACATCGTGACCGGAGAGTGGGTGACGACCTACTCGGGCTCGCCGCTCCCGACAGATACGCAAGTGTCTGAGGTCTACGAGTACATAAACGATGCAGATGAGGCCCGCAAAGGTCTTACTGACATCTTGTATATAACGAAGCCAAAGCTGTTTCGTACAAATATTCGGGCAGCAATCAAGCTATTTCCTGGAGTAGATCGGGACAGCCTGATGACCGAGACGATGGACGCTCTGAAGGAGTTGGTCGAGGCCATACGGTGGTTGGGGGCCGACCTAACGAACCTCGCTCTGAAGGGGGCTATGGCCCAGGCTGGGGTCTACAACGTAGACATCAAAGAGCCGGCATCCGACATAGTAACCGACCAGAGTGGTTGCGTGCTCGTGTCTGAGATCAGACTCAGCTACTCCGGAGTCGGCGAGTAATGGCCGACCTTCAAATTAGTGCATTACTTGGTGGTGTCGGCTCGCTCGCGTCATCAAGTGTAATGAGTAAGGTCGCTGCAGCTACTCTGGCCGGAGTCGCTGTACTTATTGGCAAGGCCATAGGACCGATCCACATCGACGCTACTCTGCCGGGAGGCAGCGATTTGTCGTCGAGTACCATCGCAATACTCTCAGCGAGCGCCGTCCTCCCGGGGGCGGGAGGTCACGCTGGTAAGGCCGTCGGTCCTATTCACGTCGATATAGCAATCCCCGGCGAGAGCTCGCTTACTGTCTACAACGTCTACTATCAGCGCTTCGTCGGCACTGTCGTGTTCTCTCACGAGAACGTGTACGGTGCCGTAGGAGGTCTTCGTCTCGACGCTGAGTGGGTCGGCTCTGATCCAGTGAACCCCGGCATTCAATTAAATGCAGGGAGCCAGTTGCTTTACGCCCAGGGAACTGGCCTGGAGAAGGCGTGGGCGGACGTCGAGGCCTACCGCCTCACGTCTACCTATGCTGAGCTCGTGAGAGATCAGTGGGACCCCTACCAGATCAGTGCCCGCAATCTGGGCTATCTTGCGTGGGCAGTCGGGGTGAACCTCTGGGAGGACGACTGGTCCGAGGCCTTCAAGCGGCACTGGATCGCCAATCAGTGGACGTACAAGTATCAGCGGGGTTCTCTACTCGGTCTGAAGAACTTCGTCGCGGCCGGTGGGGCCGAGCTCCGCAGAGCCATCACTCCTCCCGCAATCACGTACCCGCTGCCATCGTTCAGCGATGAAGATCGTGCAGCATATGTGGCCCGATTTCCTCAACTCCGCCTCTACCCATTTGTAGAGAGGAGCCAGCTGCCGTATCTGTGCTTCTTCGGTCACTTCCGAGGGGACCTCGGCGAGCGGGTGTTCTCCCGCAACGGTTCCTTCTTCGGGCCGGTCCTTCCGATGTATCCGACAAACCAGGACGCCGGCGGGAAGTATACGAGAACGGCAGCTATTTGGGATCGCGGAATAGAGACCACCCTCACGATCCGAAAGATCACAAAGGTAATTACTGGACCGAGCGCAGGCTGGGGCTTCCTCCCAGGAACGAGCCAGTATGATGAGCAAGTCGTACTTCCTATGGACAGGAGGTTGTACTTCACGGGGACTGGGTTCCTGTCGAGTGATCCGAATGTCGGAGTGTTTGCTAATAGGGCGACTCCGCTCCGGACCGTGACGCTCCCGAGGAGCGGACCTATCGAACTCGTCCAGGCGAAGGCGATATACCAGACCGTCCTCCCGAAGGAGGATTTGATCGATCTATATCCAGAGCACGTCACACAGTCCCACCAGGTTCGTCCAACTGAGTTGTATATTGGACGGAAGAACTATCTAACAGGCAAATTCCTCCCCCGCTCTAATGCGTGGCAGTTTTTGTATGAGAGGTGGTACTTGTTCGATCCAGACCGGGTGCCCGACAGCCGAAAGGCAAACGTCTACCTCGGTCACTGCCGACTGGGTATTCCGAACTACACGGCAGAGGCCTTGATAAAAGTTACGACCCATATGCCGACCTTCCGCGTCTATGCCGGGGGCTACGTTCGGGGCTTCCTTAAAGCTCCGGGGGCGCCGGAGGTCGACAAGGTGTATCGCGCTGTTCTAGCCTCGATGGCAGTGAGAGACACCGTATTGGTAGATACGACTGTCACGAGGAAAATTCAACTGCGCGATGTGATCACGGCCGATGGCCGTCACACGGTCGGGCAATTCGTGGAGAACTGAGAAGATGGAACACAAGGTCATATTCCGTGACAACCAGGAGCTGCAAGGCGGTGACCTGAATAACCAGCAGGACTTCGCCCAGTCTGCGATTGATCACGTCGTCCTCGACACTATCGAGCCGGGTAAGGCCTACTCTGGTTTCGCTCTCACGAAGGGATCGGCAACTACGGTTCAGGTCGCTCCCGGCCGCCTCTACTCGGCCGGTGAGGTGTTCGCCCGGGACGAGCTCGTGACTCTGGACCTCTACAACGACCTCCCTGTCACCACGAAGCGCCAGTTCGCCATCGTCTGCTGGGGCCAGGAAGTAAGTGAGGACATCCAGCCCAGGAACTTCGTAACTGATGCAAAGACAGGAGCGGCCGAGCCTCAGTCCGTAGCGATGGAAACGACTCGGTATTGCAATGTAAATTATGTGAGAGGGATCGAGAGCGCTGACCCGCAGTTTCCGACTATCGACGCGAACGTCCTTCTAATCGGTTACGTCCTCTGCGATCCTACAGGTATTCTGACGATCCAGCAGTCAACTGCAACTCAGGTCCCAAACCTGGCCCACGTAGCGGACGAGGTAGGGGACCTTCAGACCTGGCAGCAGCAGATCAGCGGTGCCATCGACACCCTCCGGACCGACCTTGCAAATATTGCGAGGCGGTTCGATAACTACGTCACGACGACGACCTTCCAGAGGCTCGTAGACCTCGTAAATATTATTTACAACAAGGTGTTCTCGCCAGGCACCTACATCTTCTATGGCAATGACAACTTCCTGGACGAGACGCAGTCCGCTGTTGGAACGACAGTTGACGGTGCCTACTCAGCCACGGTCCGAGAGGGCCTCAGGTTCCCGGGAGGCGGTGCCGGCTCGACGGGGGTTCTAGAACTCCTGAATGCAAATGAGCCCGCGATCCAGGCGTATGACACCTTCATACTTCCTAAGCCGTCAGGATCGAGGGTCCGCGTTGATTGCTCGTTCCCCGACTATACCTGGGTGCTGGAGCGCATCCTGGCAAGCGCCTACTGGGCCTCATTCACGTTCCGCCACCTAACCTGGACGCGCCATCGACACCGGTGCGGTCCTCACTTCCTCCCCTCTCCCTCGTCGACCATCTGGTGGTATAACTCGGCCAACGATCCCGTCGAGGCGAACCTCTCGATCGACGGAGAGAGTTGGACGACAGTCCCGTGGTCGACTACAATTGTCCACGACGATCACCCGGACTTTCCGCGGTTTGATAGCAAACGTTTCAAGTTCTTCTGGCACGACTTCTGCACGCGACATCACTGGGCGAAGAACTACACGAACTATAGCCACGGAGCTAACATCCATGGTCAGTCGTTCTTGAACTCCCAGGACGGTTGGTTGGAGAGCATCACGGTGTTCTCGCACAAGACAGACTACTTCCAGCCTCTAACGATCCTCATCGTAGAGTGCGACGACCACGGAGCCCCGGATATGTCCCGCGGTATCCGTCGCGTCGTACTAGACGCTGACGGGGTGGAGGCTGCGTATGCCGCCCCTGTCGTACAGGGCGACGTCCTCTCGATCAACAACATCGTGTATCAGTGGGATGGTAGCTCATACGACGTCCGTATCCCCCGGAACGTGAAGCCCCTCCGGCTCCGCTTCCCCCCTGTGTTCCTGAAGGCCGGTCAGGTCTATTCATTCCTGCTCCTCTCGACCTATGACCATCAGTTCTCGGTCAGTGATCGAAACGAGGCCTTCCACGTTCATCAGGGGTACTTCTGGTCGTTTGATGGAGTGGGTCGTCTCGTCAAGTGGACATCTACCGTCAAGTCTCTGAGATTTCGGGCGCACTTTTGTACTTGGGGGCTGTACGGCCAAAACCCAAATACGAACGGTCAGGTCAATTATGCGATCGATCTCCAGCCGCTCCAGCTCTCTGGCGGCATCGGGTCCATCGACGTCCTGGCCGACACGATCATCCCTCCGGCGACCGACCTCAGCTATCAAATACAAATCTCAGGGGTGTGGGTCCCGTTCGCTGGCGATCCGGACACCCCGTCCCTGGCTCTGAACCCGGCCCTTCTTCCGTTCCGGGTCGTGTTCTCTGGGACGACAGACCTTATGCCAGGTCTATCGCTTACAAATAGTCAGGTAAAGTTGGAAAGGGCAATGGCGACGGCCTTCCACCACATCTCGACTACGATCACCCTAGGAACCCCCACGAACTCGATCAAGGTCATCGTGAAAATGTTGAACTTCGTCGAGGCCCACCACGATTGTACAATCACTCTCCACTACGCCGGACCAACGCACAAGAGTGCGGATGTTGTCGCTGACGTAACACTAGACGACGATACAATCCAGAGGACCGCGACCTTCAACGTATCCTCGGTCTCCAGTTTTCAGGTAGAGATCGATGGAGCAACCGACGGGGTCGGAGACAACTTCGTCGTCGCCCAGGCCATAAGGTACGCGACCTGATTTGATTGAGGAGACCTAGACTATGTATACAGGAAGCAGCCCGTTCGATGGCCTCACGATATTTCAGATAAAGGCCATCGAGAGCGGGGCCAGGATGGCAGACCCGCCCTATCACGACGGAGTCTGGCGCCTCGTGAGGGACCAGTGCACCGGGGACGGTCCGTGGACAGATCGCGTGGTCGGAATCGCCATTGCTACCGCCCTATCCTCCATCGGAGTCGAGGACCCGCCACTAGGTACAGGACGGCTGTCCTTCGAGTTCACTGTCGGATTCCCAGCAGGGGTCGGAAGGTTAGTCGGGTCTCTGGTCCAGTTTCATCGACCAACTCTCCTACTCGAAGGAGTAGGAGCTATGCTCGTTCTAGCTATTGCCAAGCTCAAAGTAGGTTCGAGCATACCGGGAGCAGGCTCTCTCGTCTGCGATGCTATCAAACAGTGAGGTAACAGATGGACGATCCGCTATACTATAAAGTTACGATGAAGGCCATGTTCGTGGATCACAACGAGGTTTTCAGGCCCGGGGTGACCTATAGAGTGACGAAGGCCATCTACGACGGGGCGGTCTCCGGAGCAGGTCCTTATGAGGGAAAGATATTCTCCACGCTCTGCGCAACAGCCGAGCCGGTATATCCGAGGCAGTAATAGATGCTCAATATCAGCTACCAGACCGACCTGGCTGTCAAGAGCCAGAGGACTGTACTCGACCAGAGCTTCTTTAACAAGAGGTTCTTGGCGCTGTACTCTGCTCTGCTAGGGATGGACACTCGCATCAGCTCGTTCGAAGTGACCCAGTCCTCCCTCATCCAGCTGGGTCTGGAGCGGATAAACACGGTACTCGGTCCTCTCCTTACCTCACTTGAGACAGCCCAGCAACTGGGCTTCCTCGTTGGACAGGCTGCGGGAGTCCCACACTCTCTCGTCGAGGGGGAGGCCGAGGGGTTCGTGATTACGACTGGAGCAGCGCTGTTCACCCCCACGACCTATCTCCTCGCGGAAGATGATACAGATGTCACGAACTGGGGCATATTGAAGTTAGACGAGGGTGGTTGGACCCGAGAGACCGGGGACCTCGCTACACACTGCGTCTATGCGAGCCAGACGAAGTCATCGTCGTCTTGGACTATCTCAGCCAGCGGCGCTGTTCTTCCGGCAATGCAGGACCTTCTCGTTCAGGCAGTAGCTGCCAAGGATGCAGCCGAGGCCGCCGAGAGTACAGTATCATCAGACATCGCCACCTTGACGGCTCTCATCGCAGCCATCGAGGCCGGTCCGGTGAACTCAGTCGCGGGAAAGACCGGTGCGGTTGTCCTAGCAATCGCAGATATAGTAGGACTAACTGACGCTCTAGCTGCCAAGGCCTCGATCACCTCTCTCAACTCAGGTCTGGCCGGGAAGCAGAATTCGTCAGCAAAGCTCACGTCTCTGGCCGGCCTCACTTGGGCGACTGACAAACTCTTGTACTTCAGCGATGCTTCTACAGCTAATACAGCGGACTTTACAGCATTTGCCAGGACGCTGGTCGCGTGCACAACGGCCGCTTTAACCCGGACTGCTCTAGGTCTGGGTGCTCTAGCCGTAAAGACCACAGCTCTGTTTGCTGATATAGACACGGCCGCCGTAGCAACAGCTGCAGAGTTTAGGTCAGGGACCGCCTCGAAGCTGCTAGCTGGTGCGAATGTCTGGGCCGGAGCTGCGTACGTCATCCTAGCCGACACGGCTCCGATAGCCCTGGACCTCTCGACTGGTATCAATTTCACTGTCTCTCCGGCTGAGAGCCGACAGATCTCCTTCCCTACGAACCCGAAGCCGGGCCAGAGTGGTTACATCGACTTCGTTCAACCAGCAGGAGGGGCCGCGGTCCTAACATTCGCGGCTGGCTACACTTTCCCTGGGGGCGTAGCTCCCGTCGTCGACCCCACTCCCTCGCGGGTTAGTTCACTGTTCTACCACGTGAGGTCTACCAGCGAGGTGAGGGTCTCCATGGCATTCAAAGGTGTTCGATGATCCCTGGTATCTCCGGGATGGGATCGGGTAAGCGAACCCCTGAGGTATCTCTTACTGCTCATCCGAATACTACCACGTCGCAGACGACGGTCACCTTCGCCCTCCAATCAATAGGAGCAGCTGATCCTGAGAGGGTGGTTGTCATCGGTATCGTCGCCCGGAATGGAGCAGCTGCGTCGGCTCTGGATATCTCCTCCGTCACTGTCGGGGGAGTAGTTGCAACACGAACCTACTTCTCGGGTATTGGAGCGACTGACGGAGACAGTCGGTATGTGACATCTTTCTACATAGCAGCCGTCCCGTCCGGGACGACTGCCGATATTGTTATAATCTTCTCGGCCTCCTCCCACGAGACGGCCGTCGGAGTCTGGCGTACTATAGGGTTCGATGGTTTATATAGTGGGCAGACCGCCGACCTAAACCCGCTCACTCTCACCATACCGGCCATCCCGCCGGATGCTCTAGTTCTGTCTATTGCGGGGGTGATGAACCCGACAGGGGGGTTTACGTGGACGGGTCTTAGCGAGGCCTTCGATGACTCGACAGGTAATCGGTGCTCGGGAGCACAGTTTCTTGGCTATGACGGGGATACGAACCTCGTCGTCGGGGCGAGCATCATACACTCTGGCGTCGGCAAGATGGCCGCGATAGTCCTGACCTGATAGGGAGCTACTATGACTTTAATTACAAACAGTCAGAATATCCGGATCGACGATATAACCGAGATAACGATCTCGGACATCGTCGCCGATGAAGACAGCGGAGGGTATGTTCGGAAAGTAAACTTCTTCACAGAGCCCCTCAATCAAGCAAATAGAACGCCGGTCCTGGTCGTGATGGTATACGGACCCCAGTTGAACCTGGAAGTCCAGACACCGACGTTGAAGTTCTAACAAAGGAGCGTGCAATGACTTCGCCTACCTTCGGCCTAGAGTTTATCAAAGTCAACGACCAACCGCAGCCGGTCGTTGGCGCCAACATGGATGTGATCGGTCTTGTCGGTCCCTGCTCTACGGCGGACGTAGACCGTTTTCCACTCAACACTCCCGTGCTCGTCTACTCGAACGATACGACTCTGGGAAGGGACCTGGGGTCTGACGGCTACCTCCGAGACGCGATCGAGGCCATCAACACCCAGCTCGCTGACTTCGAGGTAGCAGCCCAGATCGTGATTGTTAGAACTCCGTACGGTACCAGCGGCGACTCAGCCCTGCGGCTCCAGCAGACGATCGCTAGGATCATGGGTCAGTCCACTGTGGGCTCCGGTATCTGGGCTCTCCTGAAGGCCCCGAACACATTGTTCTGCACTCCTCGCATCATCGTCTGTCCAGGATACACAGGCCAGATGGCGACTAGCCTGGACACGATCGACATCGATGATATCGGTATCGGTTACATTCCAGGGCAGGAGTACACAATCACCTTCGAGCCCGGGAACGCCGAGACGAACGGGGCGAACCTCGTCCTCCCGACCGCTCACGCAATCGCCGACTCCCAGGGGTATATCCGTCAGACCGACATCTTCATTGATAGCTATGGCGCTTGGATGACTGATGAGCCGATAGCGACCCTCCCGGCGCATGACGGCGACCCTATCACCGCTCTCCAGGCCTCGGGCTCGATCATCTTCTCACAGCAGCCCGGTGTCGGGGCTACGATCACATTGAACGGTTCGGCCGTCTCCTTCGTTTCCAGCGGGGCCAGCGGCCTCCAAGTAAACATCGGAGTGAACCTGGCGGCCACGATCGACAACCTCGTAACTGTTCTAAACGAGTCATCAGACACGGAGGTCAGCAAGTGCACCTACGCCACATTCGGCGGCACTGTCACGATCACGGACGACACCGCCGGAGTCGCGGGGAACGATTACACTCTCGCCACGACGGTAGCCGGGGCCTCAGTGTCCAATACTACATTAACCGGAGGAAGGGATGCCGACGCATCTCAGACAGCCACTCTGACAACTACGATCGCCCTTGGAGCGAACCCGGTCGTCGCTGAACTTACACCGGTCCTTAACCAGCTCATCGCGCACGCTATCGTAGAGAGTGCAGGAACCTCTCAGGTGAACGACGAGCAGTGGCGCTCTACGATGAACAGCCAACGATTGATCCCTCTCTCGGGTGGGATCAAGGTAATCGATCCGGATAGCGGAGCGGTCATAGTTCGACCTCTAGCTCCCAGGGTTGCCGGCATCCTGGTTGCCAGGGATCACTCAACGGGATACCCATTCCATTCGGCGGCAAACCAGCCCATCCAGGGAGTCGTAGCCCCGGCCAGAACGATCGGGTTCTCCCTCACTGACGGAGCTACCGAGGGGCAGGTCCTCCTGGCAGCGAACCTCGGTATCGTGGTCCGAGGCCTGGTCGGTGTCGAGACAGCCATATCGTCCGGTGGCTTCATCTTCATCGGTACAGACAACGCCGGAGACGACGAGCTCTGGAGGATGTACAACGTGACCCGGGGTCGAGACTACATCCACTTGTCTCTGATGCCGGCACTCCGGACCTACCTGGGTCGGACGAATATCACGAAGCACACCGTCATCAGCATCCTCACCACCATATCTGACTTCCTCGGGACGCTGAAGGCCCGGGAGAACATAATCGACTTCCGGGTGAAGTTCGACGGCAGCCTGAACACGGCGGACCAGATCAGGCTCGGCCGTCTCACCGTCGGCTTCCAGGCGGAGGAGCCGCCGGTCCTTAAGAGGATCACGACTATGTCGGCTCGCTACCGTCCAGCAATCGACGCAATGGTCTCCCAGCTGGAGCAGCAACTAAACGTAGCCGCATGACGGATCGACGCCGGTTAGCCGGGTGGTACTTCAGGAACAGCTGCACGCATGCTCACTGTCCTCGTGACTGTGAGCATCCGCAGCCGTTCCTGGACGGAGACGACGAACTAATCTGCGGCCGCTGCTACTTCGTACTGGGCGAGAGGACCCGGATGGTCCCCTGCACCCCCCGAAGTATGTGACTAGGAGGACAAAGAGGTGAAGCACGATCTTATAAACTTAGCATTTGCTATCACTGTTCTTATCGGATTTGCTCTGTTCGCCTTCTGGCGAGCGACGAGAAGGTCCGATTAGATATGAGGTGCACGTACTGCGGTAGTAAGACCCACACTGAGAAGCTCTGCCCCAAGACCCAATCAGGTTCTTCGGCTAGAGCTCATCTCCGATGCTCATACTGCGGCGGGAGAGATCACGACGTTCATGCCTGCCCCAAGACCCACGGTGGGAACGCTATCAGGAGAAACTATCCGGACCTGGTGGCTGACCACTTCGTCCTAGACAAGAGGAGACGATAGATGCCTAACACCTTGCTCACGATGGAGAGCGCTAACCTGTACTGCGGGAAGTCCTCGAAGGACCAGGGAGCCTCGAACCATCTGACTCTGACTGAGATACAGCTGCCCATGCTTGAGGAGCAGTATGTCGAGCACCGAGCCGGCGGCGCTCCCGTCGCGATCGAGATCGACACGGTGGTCGGACGCCTGGAGGCGACCTTCGCCGTCATCGGTTGGACACCTCAGATATCCCAGCTATTTCACAGTTGGGCGACCGACGATAACTACTTCACGATGTACGGTGTCGTCCGCGATCGAGTGAGCGGCGACGCTCAGCAGGCCGTATCCCTGATGAAGGGAAGATTAGCGAGGTCAGCTCCAACCAACTGGCGCCGTGGTGACGTCCTAAATTGGAACTACTCGATCAAGGGTATCACCCACTACGAGCTCGCGCTCTCTGGTGCTGGCCTGATCTACTTCTGGGACTTCTTCACGAACACCCTTCAGGTCGGAGGAAGCGACAGGAACGCAAACACGAACTCGCTCCTCGCAACCGGGGCCGTTCACGTCAGTCCCTTGATCGCGATCCCGCAGGGAATGCCGCCGACCGGCGGAGCATAATAGATGCCGTCGGACGTTCTTAACCGCGACGGCAGCTGGCGGGTCTACCTCAACCACCCCCTCGCCGGTCCGAAGGGCGAGGTGGAGTACATCGAGATCACACCGCCCAACTTCTCCCACGCGATCCGGTGGGGAGAGGAGAGCATCCCCTCGACGCTCGCCCTCCTCTCTGAACTATCAGGGCAGTCCGAGAGCCTCCTCCGCCAGCTGAAATATCCGGACGTGGAACGAGTGATGCTCGCCTTCATGAACATCCTCCCCTCTGTTATTCGGAAGGACTTCGAGAAGGGCGGCCGCCCTCTCTCGACCCCCAGGGAAGAGCTGAAGGACTTGGGAGCTGATCAGGTAGACCCGCGGTTTCCGCAGCACGAGGGGCCTCTGCAGCGCTTCCAGCAGCCGCCCCAGGTGAAGGTCCCTGGCGAGGAGGGAGGGATCGCTGACCTGATGCCGGACGCTTTCAAGAAGGTGGGCTAGTCAATGACCGATACCTATACAACACGGGTCGTAGTCGAGGGTGAGGATCACACCGAGCCAATGACCCGCGAGCTCTCTCGGAGGATGTCCGAGGTAGGCGGAACGATCGAGAAGGCCATGACTGGCCGGACCCGTGACACAGAGAACCGGGTCCAGGAGCACACCCGTCATATCGCTCACATGTACCATGAGATGGCCACAGAGACCTCGGAGAACCTGTCAAAGTTACTTCTCGGTGCAGGAATCGAGGAAGGGATGCGTAGATCGTTCGAGAAGTTCGCCGAGTTCGAGCGCGTTCAGACCCGCGTTGGCATCTCCACCGGAGCCTCGGCGAGTTCGATACACAACCTGAGCCGACAGGTAGAGGACCTGGCAGCAAAGACCGGCGCTAGTTCGGGGAAACTACTGGAGCTGTTTGATGAGTTCAAAGAGAAAGCCGGTATGTCGTTCGAGGTGGCTCAGAAGGCCTTCGGACAGATAGTGGATGCGTCTCACGCGGCTGGCACCTCCGTTGAGAATGTCATGCAGGCTGCAATATCGGCAATCCATAACCTGGGTGTCACGGCCGAGGAGCTTCCCAAGGTTCTGAATGCTTGGCATACCTCTGTACCCCAGGCTATGTACGAGCCATTCGCGAATGTGGCTCCTCGCATCTCTGAAACTCTCGCGACCCTCGGCTTCACAGGAGAAAAGACAGCCCGTGAGCTCGGAGCGATATTCACCCAGATGGGGACCTCCCTCGGAGAGCCTCGCAGGGCAGCCATGGCTCTCGAGGCTGTTATGAACAATATCGGCAACCTGGGCAGCAAGCTCGGGATGCTAATCCTCCCGCAGCTCCAGAGTATCCGGGAGAGCGGCGGCGGGATGATCGAGGTCTTCAAGGCAATCCACGAGAATCTTGACAAGATCGGATACTGGACGGCGGACCCTCTCCACCAGGCCCGGATGCGAAAGATGTTTGACATAGATCCCGCGTCGATCAAGGCTATCGATATCGTGAAGCGTAACTATCACGAGATCGAGGAGTCAATGCACAAGGGACTGACCGCGACCGAGGCCATCGAGAAGGCCTTGAAGCGTCTCGGCAACGACTCCCAGGCATCGATCGACCAGATAACAGCAGCCTTCGACGGTCTTGCCAAGTCAGTTGGTAAGTTTCTAGTAGACGTCATGAAGCTCCCAGAAGTAATGAAGCTCATGACCCTCGCGATGAAGGCCCTGACCGACGCCGTCCCATGGTCGAAGGGGCCGAGCGAGGAGGAGAGCCAGAAGAACACTGAGGACTGGATCAAGACGCAGGAGCGATTGAAGAACCGGTTCGGTCCCTCCATCCTGGACCAGGGAGCGGCCCAGCGAGAGAAGAACCAGGAGGAGATAGCGAAGCAGAGGCTCCGAGACAAGATAGAGAGCGGAGAATTAAACAGGCCAGAGGATGATCCGTGGTACCGGGAGCCGTACACGCCTGATCCGAATTACGTTCCTCCGAACAGGTCCCCTCCGAAGGCTGATAAGCCTGCCGAGACACACGCACCAGCACACAAGCCGGAGGGTCGGGGAGTCCATAGCGAGACCCCGTATGTAGCCCCTCACCCCGGCCCTCCCCCTCGCCCGCAGCAACCTCCGATGCGGATGCCTACTCCGCAGGCTCCACACCTGAGACCGCGGGAGGAGCCCCAGGCGCCTCCGAAGCCTGCTCCCTCCCACGGAGCGCTGGAGGGGGCGAGGTTCGCCAGCAACGACGACTGGTTCAACGTAGAGCCGAAGAAGCAACCAGACCGGGGCAACTTCGAGCCTGACGCAGATCGTCCGGATGAGGGGGACGATCAGTTCTCTGATCGAGGAGGACAGCCCGGCGGGTTCGACGCGGCTGCCTGGCGCCGAGAGATGGAGAAGCCGCTCCGACTTAACATCGAGGCCCCAGGAGTTCACAGGCCGACCCGGAGAGCTGCAGCGAGGCAGAAAGAGGGCTGGCTCCAAAATGACAGCGCTCGCATGGCTCGCTATGACAGCTTTGCAGACATAGGGTTCGCATAAGATGCCACAGGGTAGTGCTCCCCCGGCTGACTGGAGGGCGACAGAGAGCGGCAACTTGCCGTCATACCGTCCTGCTACTACGCAGGGCGATCCCATGCTGTATCAGTGGGGGCCTGTCCAGTTCAAGGTCTTTCCTCTTAACCTCCACGAGATCGACCACGAGACGGCGACCGACTGGGCGAAGAAGGAGATCGTCGGCGCGGCGATCTACAGAGAGTGGGTCGGAGAGAATGACGAGACGCTCTACATCCGCGGCCGCATCTTCCCCTACAGGATAGGGGGCATGTCGGCCCTGGAGGCCTTCGAGGCGATGCGGCGAGGGGGAATAGCAAATATGATGATCCGCGGCGACGGCGCTGTCCTCGGCTGGTTCGTCTGCGAGAAGTTAGTCCGCAACCACACCTCCCTCTCCTCTCAGGGTGTGGGCCAGATGATTGCGTTCGAGGCCGTCCTGACCCGCGTACCCGTTCCGGAGAATGACCAGTACGCGAGCCAACTCTGGGGCTCGGTTCTTAACAGGTAGCAGATGGCAATCGCAGGCTTCGAGATAATCCAGGTCACAAGTGACTTCGTCACGATCGACCTCATCATCTGGCGGCGCTACATGCAGAGAGCCCGCGGGCTCGTTGAACTCATGCTCGACGCGAACCCGCACCTCTCCCGCCTCCATCAGTCGTCTCCGTTCTTGCCGGTGGGGACACTCATCCGCGTTCCGATCGATCCTAGTATGATGGTCGGGAAGCCGCCGGCCTCCGACATGTCGAACCTCTGGACCGACCGTAAGGGATATTCTCTGTGACATTGTACGATCCCAACTCCGGCTTCGACCCTTTCAAGGGGTCGGCTACGAATGCGAACAAACTACTCGCGTACTGCAAGGTCGTGGTGGATGGGGTAGATGTAACCGACAGGCTGGAGCCGCACTTGGAGCTCGTCCGTGTCGTCGACTCGATCTACAGCGAGGCTTATCTGGAGGTCGACGACCGTGATGCCAGACTTCCTATCCCACCCTTCGGGGCTCCGGTGAAGATCGAGATGGGTTGGCGCTTCAAGGGTAAGCAGTCCACCGTCATGGTATTCGACGGACTAGTCCAGGACCTAGAGCACGGGAACGACAGGACGACCGGTCGCAAGATGTGGGTTCACTGCTGGGGTCGAGACCTCCTCAGCCGGATCAAGGAGCCCATGCAGGATCACCTCGGCGAGGGGGCTCCTCCCGGGAAGGAGATCGGAGAGCAGCACAAGCTCGGCGATTGGATCAGACAGATTGAGAAGAACGCCGGAGCGAAGGTGAAGATACACCCGGCCCTCTATGGCAAGACCCGCGACTACTGGGTCCAGCCCGGAGAGAGCTTCGAGCACACGATGCAGGACCTCGCGAACCAGGTCGGCGCGGTTTTCCGCCTCACCGCCGGCAACGAGGGTATCTTCACACTCCCGGGGGAGGAGCCTGACGGCTCCTCGACGGCCGACAGCGCTGTGACAGCTAAGTGGGGCGACAACCTCATCTCCTGGCGGGTTCACCCACTGGCTGCGAGACCGAGCTGGGCGAAGACGAACCAGCAGTATTACTCGGCGCGCAAAGGACAATGGCGCGTCGTCCAGAAGGACCTGAACCTGCCGCTTCCATGGGGCGGCGCGAAGGCTATCTACGCCCTGCCGGCCCCGGCTCCTAACGCTCCTGTGTCAGATCAGCTGAACCAGGGAACGATCCAGTTCGCCGGCATCGAGCCGGGGTTCGGACGTCTCTGTATGAACGGGGAGCCCGACGCCCGGTTCAACGGATATGTGAAGTTGACAGGGGTCCGCCCGGGTGTCGACGGTATCTACTGGATCACATCGGCCGAGCACATCTACAGCCGGATGGGTTACGTGACCTGGCTCGACGTCCAGATCGACCTCCGGAACTGGAAGGGCGGGGGAGGAGTACAGGACGGCTACATCCCGGACAGTGCTGCAGAGTCGACGGGGTAGGCAGTGTCTGTATTTCAGATCGGGGCGCTGTTCTCTGGCGAGAGCAATCTAGCAAAGCGGGTCCGGTACCAGCCAGAGCGTATCTCAGCATTGTTTGCTGGGACCTTTCGTGTCGTAATTGGACGGGCCTCCCTCCCAACGATTATACACGCGCGCCACGAGTGGCCGGACGGAATAAACAGTCATATCCGAGAGGCTGTCTACAGCAATCACAACGACGAGCACCAGATCGTCGTGGATGGAAGATCGCTCGTTGGTCTATCCTCCGACGGGGTCGGGGTGGCCGAGAAGATCACGGTCGTTCCTCCCCTCGTTCTCAGCAACGGACACCTCTCATTCGATCCCACGACGATCCAGGACAACCTCGACGGGACGGTGGCCTCCATCTCCTCTCTCAGAGGGGATATGCAGGCCCAGATCGACGCTCTGATCAACGCCCTCGCTGCAGAGGTTGCGATAAGAAAAGACGCCCAGGACGCTCTGTCCTCCGCTCTAACTCTGGAGACATCGATCCGAGCCGCTGCCGATGCTGAGGTCGCTGCCTCCACCTCGTCCTCCGACATCAGGCCGGGGACTGTCCTGTATGCCCAGTCGGTGGTCGGCGTAAATAACAATGACATAGTAACTGGGAATAATCTTCGCGTCATCGGGTTCCAAGCGGGAAGCGTTTCTACTCCGCACATGACCTACACGTCCTATGACGGCGTCGGATTTCAGACGCTCGCCGTGGAGTTGGATGGTGTTACAGGTTCTGGACTTTTCAACATCGGCACCTTTACTAACACTGCACAGGGCTCCGGCATCCCGGGCAGCTGGATGAACATCTCCGGTTTCAACATCGGAGCGAACGGCTTCGGCATCTTCGTCCGCATCCCGTGGCCGAGGGTCGTCTCGATCCAGACCGGGGCGGGAGCCCTCCTCGCATCGACGAAGATGATGAAGGTTGCCCAGCCCGGTAGAATGATTGGCGCAGGCTCCCTGTCAGCGAATGCGAAGTACCAGCCGGAGAGGGTCCAGGCGAAGTTCGCCGGCACGGGAGTCGTTCTGACCTCTACTCTAAAGCTGGTGTCTCCGCTCGCCTCGATCCAGTTCAACGCCGCCTCATCTCTCAATGGCGACGCTCAGCCTACTCTCCGCTGGCAGGGGGATACGATTGGAAGTCTTGCCGCGAGTGCCCGGTACGCCCGGGGCGGATCGGCCCTGCTATCTGGTGCGAGCTCTCTATCAGCCAAGACCGTCTCGCGCTCTACCGCCTCGGCCCTCGTCCCCGCCGTCGGTTCTCTCATAGCCAGCATGCCTGGTCCTCAGAGGTATGACGGAGCGAACATAGCCGGGGCCACGACCCTCAAGTCGTCCTCTCTCGTGCTCAGGACTGGCTCTGCTCTATTCGCGGGAACCTCCACCCTCGCCGCGTCTACAAAACAACGCGAGGCTGTTTTCCCGCTGGTCGGAGGAGCCGGTGCTGTCTCTGCCGGGACCATCCAGAGGCTCGCGGCCTCGGCCCTCATCGGGGGGACGAGCAGCCTCCCCGTCACAGCCGTGATGACAGCTCTGGCATCGTCCAAGTCCTCCGGGTCCTCTCTCATGCCTGTAGCTGCGGTCCTCTATCAGATGGCATCCGCCTCTCTCATGCAAGGAGCAACCGACCTGACTTCTGATGCGACCGGCTTATTCTCCGTCCCGATAGACGGAGAGAGTACTCTCGCCAGTGACACGACCGCGAAGCTCTCAGCCAGGGCCACGATGAACGGAGAGGGTGGCCTCGCTGCCGAGACAGTCGCAAACTTCGAGACCGGCTCCGCCTCCAATGGTGAGAGCTCGCTAGAGGGTATAGCCTGGACCACCGGGGATATGATAGAGGCGCAGTCCGACGGTGAGAGCGACCTCCAGGTCGATGCCGAGATAGTACAGGAGGGCTAGAATGAGATAGAGGCTTTGCTAAGTAGTGCAAGTTACAAACTTCTAACTAAAGATCAGGGCACACTAATGAAAACGATTGTAGTAAAATGCCGGTACGGCGCCATCCAGGTGTTTGCCGACGACCGGTTCATATCGAAGTCCTTGCTGGAGCTCGGGGAGTACAGCGAGAGAGAGGTCGACCTGTGGAGGCACATCCTACGACCAGAGATGATCGCAGTGGAGGTTGGAGCGAACATCGGAGCCCTCACCCTCCCTCTCGCCGGGATCGTCTCTCACGTCTACGCGATCGAGCCCCAGCCGCAGATCAACGACCTGCTCCTGGAGAATACGAAGCATCTTCCGAACGTCACTGTCATGAATATGGCGATTGGAAGTACGCGGGGGATCATGTATGCTCCGAGCTTGGATCACCTCTCGGATACGAACTATGGGGCCATCGAGATGGGTTCTGACGGTGACTGCCAGGTTCCCGTCGTTCCCCTCGACACGCTCCCCCTGGGAGAGCGTGTCGACTTCATAAAGATCGACGTCGAGGGGATGGAGGCCGACGTCCTGAAGGGGGCGAGGGAGATAATTAACAGATGTCGACCGCTCCTCTATGTCGAGAATGATCGACCGGGGTTCGACAGTCTAATCGGGACAGTGAGAGCCCTGGGCTATAGGTGCTGGTGGCACCTGCCGCCGCTATTTTCTAGTAACAACTTCAGGGGTTCTACGAAGAACCCGTTCGGTGAGCTCGTCTCTATGAACATGCTCTGCATCCCTACCGAGAGGGTGCCCGAGTTTGCGAAAGTAACAGCAGACCTCCGCCCGGCTGTACCGGCCTCTGTTGGTCGCAAGGGCTGGGTCGGGGTCGCCCGCTTCGGAGGGATCGGAGATGATCTCATCGCAGCCTCGGTGCTCGCTCCTCTGAAGCGACAGGGCTACAAGATCGACATCATAACCCAGATGCCGCAGGGTGTCGTGTTCGAGAACAACCCTTATGTGGACAAGCTCTCGATCAAGGAGCCCGGGGAGATACCGAACACAGATCAGATGGCCTGGCAGAATTGGTTCAAGACCCGTGCTGGGGAGTACGATAAGTTTGTGAACCTGAGTCACAGTTGTGAGGTCTCGCTCGCGATCCTAGCAGCTATGACGCAGGCCCAGTGGCTCCCGTCGGCCCGCAGGAAGTACTTCGGGCACAACTATCTGGAGTTCGTGCACGACCTCTTGGAGGTCCCCTATGAGTTCGGCCCCCTGTTCTTTCCCACCGAGGAGGAGAGGGACCAGGCCGCTCACACCAGGCGGAGGATCGGCACCGGTCCTATCATCGGCTGGTGCCTGAACGGGAGCAGGGTTGACAAGGTCTACGCAGCCCTGCCCATCGCGATTGCCCGGGTGATCAAGGAGCTGGGGGCGCAGGTCGTCATGTTCGGGGCTCCTCCCCCGAGGCCGGACTTCGCCGCGGCGAAGCAGTGCCAGGAGCATGTGATAAATCAGAACGGCACCGACCGAGGTCTCCACCTCGCTCTCTCGCCGAACGATGTCGACAACTCCTGGCCGATCAGAAGGATGCTGACGCAGGTCCTCGACTGCGACGTGGTAGTAGGTCCGGACACCGGCCCCATGTGGGCTGCAGCCTTTGAGCAGATGCCGAAGATCATGCTGCATAGTCACGCCAGTCAGAACAACATTACGAAGCACTGGCGAAATACCATCAGTCTGATCCCGGACCAGAGAGAGGTTCCGTGCTGGCCCTGCCACCTCTTGCACGACGATGTCGGGAGTTGCCAGAGAGAGCAGCGACGCTGTGGTCTCAAGCCGGACACGAACGACAAGGCGGCAGCCTGCATCAGCTCGATCTCCGTCGAGACGATCGTGGGGGCTATCAGGAGTGTATTAACAAACCGGGAGAAATCCAGTGTCTAATAAAGACGACGAGTTCGAGTACCAGACCCGCACGCTGGTAATCGACGCTAACTTAGCGGCCGAGTGCGAGAAGCTGCAGAAGGGTGGGTGGGAGATCACCCCCGGTGCACTTCCGGTAGCCATCTATCACCTCCGGAAGCGCGCAGCGTCTCCGGCCGTGATGGCAGAGGGAGGGGTCACGATCGACGACTCCATGGTCACCATCATCCGCGGTAACGGCGCCGCCAGCTGAGTGACTTAACTAACTGAAACCACAAGAGGAGAACTATGATGCACACGAAACGGTCCGAGCGCATTCGGCTGATGAACCTCGGTCTCACCGTACCGATGCTCGCTCGGTTTGCTAACATATCCCAGGCCATGAGTAAGAGCATGCTCGACTGGGCTCTCAACGGGGCCACCCCGACCCGGCCCGGCGCGGTCTACGCCGGCCTTGCTCTCGGTGCTCCGGGTAGCGCAGCCTCCTCCGAGATCGGAACGGGCTCGGGGTACACCCGCCAGACTATGGCCATGGGTGCAGCAGGAACTCCGTCCGGCTCGGGTACTGCTACAAACAACGCGAACGTGACCTTCGGTCCGTTCTCCACGGCTCAGTCCATCAGCGGCATCTTCCTGGCGGACACCGTCTCGTCCGGCGCAGGTACGATGCTGTTCTACGGAACTCTGACGACCCCCCGGACCGTCTCTCCTGGAGACAGTCTCGTCGTCTCATCGGCAGCTCTGACCATCACCCTGAGCTGATGGCCAAGATCGGCGTCGTATTCTACGCGGACGATCCTCATCGCCGCATCTTCCGCACGGTTCACCTCGTCCCGGGCGACACTGACGCCGAGTTTGACAAACCAGAGTGGGTCACGGTCGGGGTCGATCCGTACCGCGTCGCCACTCTGGAGGTCATCGACGAGGCCGAGTTACCAGGTCGTCCGAGGGGTTCTGTGTCGATGCCAGCCGACGAGCCGTGGCCCCCTCCGCCTCCTGAACCGTACAGGGCTCCCGCTGACTTGATTAGCGCGACACTGGACTTCGCAGCAGTCGACTCAGGTGATGTCCTCATCGACCTGGGGTGCGGAGTCGGTGACTGGCTGGCCGCGGCCCGTCTTCGGGGGGCTCATGCGATTGGCATAGAGATAGACGGCCGTCTCGTCGAGAAGGCCCGGATGATCGACGGGGTCGAGGTCCGTCACGGGAGTGTCGAGGGGGCCGACCTGTCGGAGGCCACTGTGGTGATCGCAAACATGGGCGAGAGTCTCCCACGAAATATCCTGTCACTCGCGACAGGGTCTCGACTGGTAGTCGTGGACGCTCCCCCGTGGTTGAAGGTCCCCGTCCTGCGGTCGGAGTTTAACGGTCACTCGATGGGACTGTGGCGGCTGTAGGATGGCCTTCTCAGTTACCACGATCGGCACGTTCACCGGCACGGGTACTGCATCCGCCACGGTTGGAGCAGGGGGAGTTCCAGCTGGATCAGTCATAGCCGTCCTGGTGGGAGAGAACGCTACCGCAGTGTCCAGTGGTAGTGTCGCTGATAGTGCAAGTAACACTTACACCAGTGTTACGTCCAAGAACTACAACAACAACACCTCCAGCGGCTTCGTTGCGGCCTGGTACGCGAAGAACGTCACCGCTCTTGTTCAAAACAACACGATCACCTATACCCGAACAACAGCCGGCAGCGGAGTCTCGTTCGCCGCAGTTTATGTTACAGGCGCTGACACTAACAATCCACTGGACACCGGCGCTACTAACACAAATTTTGCTAACAGTAGTACTACATCCGTTCAATCGGGAACCCCCAGTTCAAGCGGCGATCTGTTCCTCGCCTTGGCAGGGTCGTCAGGTAATAACTTTACCCAGGACGGCACCTGGACCGGTATTACCACTATAACCAGTAACGCCCGGATCGGGTGCGCATACGTCGTCGGTTCCGGGACTAGCACCAAGACCTATACACCGACCGTCGGAATGGTCTCTGACTGGTCGGCCCTGATATTCGCACTCAGGCTGCCGCAGATCACCGCCTCGGCCCTGCTGGCCGGGACTGGATCGCTGTCCGCGGACGCCCTACCTCAGTTCTTCGGCTCTGCGACCCTGGCCGGTACCGGCTCGCTCTCTGCAGACGCCCTGCCTCAGTTCTTCGGTTCGGCTACCCTGGCCGGCCAAGGCTCTCTCAAGTGCGACGCGCTCCCGCAGTTCTATGGATCGGCCACCTTGGACGGGACCGGAAGCCTCGTCAGCCTAGCTATCCTGTCGACGAACGGCTCTGCTATCCTGACGGGCGAGAGCTCGCTGTCCTCCGACGCCATCCCGCAGGTGTACGGCGCATCCCTGGAGGAGGTCACCGGCGGCCTGGACTCGTCGTCATTGCTGCTCGCCTCGACCACCTCCCTCCTCGCCGGCGTCAGCTCGCTTGCCCTGCTCGCTAACCTTATCGAGCAGACATCAGCTCTGCTAGCCGGCGAGGGAGGGGTCGGTGTCGATGTCACGAAGCAGTCGTATCTGGTCACTATCTTCCTGACCGACGGCGCGGGTTCCACGCGTTTCTGGGACATCCCCGGGGACTGGAATGATAATGATAATCTAATCATGACGTTCGGAGCCGGCGGTGGCGGCGGCTCCACCGGGTTTGACGGACCTGGCGGTGGCGGCGGCGCATGCTGCGTCATGCCGAATTATACCTTTAGCGAGGACGCGCGCACAGCGGGCTCGGTCTCTTACATCGTTGGAGCGGCAGGTCTGGGCCGATCTGTGAACGGAGGTCCGGCGACGGCCGGCGGAACGACGAGCTTCGACAATGGCGCATTTCAGGCCAAGGGGGCCTCGGCCGGATCAGGTAATAATGGCGGCGCCGGAGGTCTCGCCAGCGCCTCGATTGTCCCGGCCGGTGGTTTCAAGTTCAGCGGAGGAAGTGGCGGGGGTACCGGGGCCGGCGGTGGCGGCGGCGCGGCAGGTCCTCACGGTCCCGGGAGGAACGGCGGCAACGGCGGCAACGGCGGTGGGGGCGGCGGAGGTTCTGACGGCGGGACCGCGGGCTCTAACAACAGTGGCAATGATGGTGGTAACGGTGGTGACGGCCGCAATCTGAATGGTCACGGTCTCGGGGGCCTCTTAGCCGGCGCCACTGCAGCTACCTCCGGTGCTGCCGGTAGTGGAGCCGGCGGTGGCGGGGACGGCGCCTTTACTAAAGGCGGGGGGAACGGCGCAGACAGCTACATGTTCCGTCAAACTTCAGACGGTGCAACAGCCGGCCCCGGAGGAGGCGGTGGGGGTCGCTCGGGGTCATCGGCCTCGGGGGGAGGGACTGGTGGAAGCGGCGGCGGCTACGGCGCGGGGGGCGGCGGAGCTTCGCCAGTCACGGCCGGCAGCGGGACCGGTGGCCTCATCGTCATCCAATATAACCCGGTACTCGCCGTATTAACGGGCGAGAGTGACCTCCAGGTCGATACGACTAAGATTACGTCAGGCTACGCTCTACTGGCTGGAGACGGCTCTCTGGCCTCTCCGGCCACCCTCATCGGGACCGCAGTCGCCGCCCTCGCCGGCACGACCACCTTGTCCTCTGCGGCCTACCTCCTCGATACCCTCCTCTGGGGAGGGGCCGGAGGTCTCCTCCGGTCCACGGCGGTAGTAATTACCACCGGTGTATCTACTTTAGGTGGAGATACAGGGAGCCTCCAGGGAGCTGCCACAGCGCTTCTCTCCGCGGGGGCCACCCTAGTAGGGGATAGCGCGCTAGACTCATCTGCAGCCTCCGATATTAGGGTGTCGGCCCGTTTATCCGGGTCCTCTAGTCTCTTAATCCCAGGGCTAGGCTGGTTCGCCTCTACCTCCATGGCGGGGGCGAGTTCAGCCGGGGCCGTGGCCGTGATGCAAGTCCAGGTCTCCTCGTTATACCCGGCACGAGGTGGAATACTTGCTCACGCGTCCACGGCCCTCTCATCATACTCTATACCACTTGATGTAACTGGTACGGTCCTGTCCGCTGCCTCACTCCGGCTGCGGGGGTCTACCCGATTTAACGTCGCATCCGATCTCGAGTCGTCGGCCACCTACGTAGCCAGAGTTACCCAGGTAATAGGTGGAGTTGGCGGGCTTCATGTAGATATTCACTACACGAGCACTGCGGCTCGCCTTCCCTGCGTCGGTTCTCTCAGTGTCGATGCCTTCGTGAAGGGCCTGATCCCGGCGAAGGCCCTCACCTCGGGGACCTCCGACCTGACTGCCTCGGCCGCGGCTCTCCTGAAGTTCTCTGCTATCCTGAGAGGCGGTGGAAGTCTCGCGACATCCGCCGCCCTCTTCGCCGTAGCGAGAGCGAAGTTCCAAGGGACTAGCTCAATCCAGGCTGTCCCTGGACTATCAAAACCGGTCTCAGCTAAGTTACAGGGGGTAGGTTCCCTACGATCCCTGGCCCATTGCACAATCACGACCTCATCGGTCCTGTCTATATCATCCGACCTATCAGTCCGAGCCCACGGGAGGTTCGCGGCGTCTGCCAGGCTCGCCGGCTCTGCCGGCTATATCGGGGTCTCAGCAAGACGACGCTCCCCCCTCAACTCCCTCCTCGCCGGCTCCGCCTCATTAGACGCCTCCAGCGTCTACGCCCGCGGGGCGAGGTCACGATTGACCGGCGAGGGGAAGGTCCGGGCCGCTTCTACGGGGTTTGCCGTCGGTGCATCCACCATCCCGGCCTCGTCTGGTCTCTCGACTCGTGCGGTCCTGGTCGAGTCCGTTGTTGCAAGATTGCAGTCATCCTCCTCGGGTATAACCGCTGGGGGTGTGTGTCATCTGTCGACCGGTTCGCGAGTGGTCGGAGCCTCTAGCTTACACGTTGACGCACATCTGTACGGACACCGGGTCGTATCAGCACGGTTTAGGGCCGACGCTGGTTCAGTTAGCATCCGAGGTCGAAGGGGCTCGACCTCTCTTACGGGTCGTCGTGGTGGTGACCTGACCCGAGGGACCTCTGATGTAAAAACTATTAGCTAGGCGGGATCAGTCGCCCTGGTCACCCGACTAGCTGGTACGGACCCCGGCCAATAACCTGGTACGTCAAGCCTCCCGGGTCTTGGTCGGGGTCTCGTCTTTAGGAAGGAGAGCCAATCGTGTCAGATAAACAGCACGACGATGTTGAACTATACGCAGGGGATACCTGGGCGATCGACGGAACTCTACTAGACATGGATGGTGGACCGCTAGACATAACCAACATCGATCTCGATTGGATACTTCGGGGGGAGAACGGCGCGATCGCTATCATACCTGACGATGTCATCATCGATAAAGGGGACGATCCGACCCTCGGTCTACTTGTCATAAACGTCTCGGCCAGTATAACGACTGGCCTTCCTGCTGGTCGATACAGCGACACCCTCAGGATGAGGTTCGCCGGGAAGGGTGAGACGCTGTGGGAGGGTGCGATACTTGTACAAGCAAACCGCTTCGGTGGGATCTCTCTCCGGACTAACGTAAACTTGACCGGAGCTGCGAGTTCTTTGTCAGTAGATGCAGTTATCGCGTGAAGTGGGGGAAGGATGGACGAGGCTCTAAAGCAACTCATTAACTTAGGTCTACCCGGGATCATCATCGCTGTCTTGCTCATTACCATCCGCGTACTATTCACAAAGTACGAGGAGTCTCAGAAGGCCCGCATCGATGACGGTCTCGCTAATCAAGAGAGAATGCACGAGGCCATCATGGCACTGGACCGGGCACGGGGGCAGAAGTGAGCATCATGGACTGGATCGGAAACTACATCGATCGGATGATTGACAAGAAGCTCCCTGTCTCAACCGAGTACGTCGAGGCTCATGCGGAGAATACACGCCGCAGTATGAGGAGCCAGGTGGATGCTCTTTTACGTCGTGTAATCGACCACGAAGACGTGGACACGCGGCGTGCTATGAGAAAAGAGGATAGCGATCGTGACAAGAACGGAGGTTGAGCGCGATGACTCTGTTTAGTAAGAAGATCACCTGGGGGGTCGTCGTCCGGGACGTATTCGCAATTGTACTGATGTACTTAGCCGGTATCGTATTCCTACCGAGGACCCTGCTACTCGAACTATTAAATGGTGTCCTCTCTGCGATATGCCTCTCGGTCGTCGTCGTATATACCCTGGCCACTATACCAGACCTGATCAATAGTCGGCTCAGGATCGCTAACGGGGTCACGATCATACGACTGTGCATCGTCGGAGCCTGGAGCTTCCAGCTGTGGCAGGCCATAGGTCGCATATACTTCTTGGAGTTTCACCCGGAGGTGCCCGGACGTACGTTCGACGCGTCTCTCGGTGTGTTCGGGATCGGCTACATCATCTTCGCCGCCGGCCACCTCATCGCGATCGGGATGATAGAGACCAACCAGTATGTCAGGACGAACGTCTGCATCGTCCTCTGGTCGATCTTGGCCGGTATCTTCGGGACGCTCGCCATGCACTACATCCACGGGGCACTATGAGAGGGGTCGAGCACTTCAGTCTACTATCTAGCAGAAGGACCGGGAAGATGCCTGTTGTAAGTATGTTAAATCTGAAGGACCGCGCTGTGATGCCTCCGTCGATCGTTGGTAAGATCACAGCGATGGCAGCGACCTCGTCACTGGCCAGTTACAACTGGCCGGGGCGGGGTCGTGCTCCTATGGGGTATGTGAAGGGGATGGGGGTCGTCTACGGTACGGCCTACCGCCGACTGAAGAAGGGGGACCCCATCGTCACCTCCATGGTCGAGGTCGTAGAGGGGCACCACGACGTGTTCGACCACCTGGAGACCGAGCTCCGGTCCGTCGGGCTAGTGACCGAGGGAGCGAGTGCGGCCATACGTCTGAGGATACTGCACGTCATACTGTACGCACTTGGCATGCGAGAGTCGTCGGGACGATACTGTGAGGGCCTGGACCAGTCTGCAGATAATACGAACGCCGAGGGAGCCGAGTGCGGGCCCTTCCAGCAGTCGTGGGACAGCCGTCCGGCCTCCCCCTGGATCGCGTGGCTTCTGAACGCTTACCTATCGAACACGGACTATCCGTCACTGGTCGACATATTCAAGGAGGGGGTCCACCCGAAGGCGAGTGACTCTGTTACGTATGGCTCGGGAAGGGGTGCCGACTTCCAGAAGATGATCAAGTCGCGACCGGAGTTCGCGGCCGAGGCCGCGTGCGTCGGAATGAGGACCAACTGCGGCCACTGGGGTCCGCTGGAACGTCACGAGGTCACCCTCCCCCTCCTGCTAATCGATTTCATGACAAAGGTGGAGCAGATCGTCGATACTGCATCACCGGGTAAACCCGACCCGACCCCTTCGGGAAGAAGAACGTGGGGCCAAGCCATCGCCGATTGGATCAATCGGCTGTACAGAAAGTGAGGCATGACATGTGGTTGTTAGTTCTGATCCTGGCACTCATCTTCGTCGGGTGGTCGGTGGTCACCCAGTACAAGAACACACCGATAGACAAGCCAGTGTGGAGCCGCATCTGGTCGGCCGTCGTGGCCGGAGGTCTCGTCATCGTCGGGATCGTCGGGCACTGGCTGTCTGCCCACGGCACTCCTCCGGGATAAGAGAGGTCTCATGGATTGGATACAGATTGGACTGAAGGTAGCCCAGCTCGGGCTACCAACCCTCGGCTCCCTCCTCGGAGGTCCGCTCGGGGGCGCTATAGGCGGCATCCTCGCGAAGGCAATAGGAGCCGCTGACGCAACACCGGAGGCGGTGGACAAGACCCTCGGAGAGATGGACCCCAACGTTCTGATACAGAAGTTGCGGTCCACCGAGGCCGAGGCCGTCGCCTTCGTCGACGCCCAGGCGAAGGTCGCGATCGCCCAGTCGAAGGACATCAGCGACTTGATGAAGGCCGAGCTCGTAGACAGCCAGGACCATCCGAGCTGGTTTGGTATCTTCCAGCGCGGTTGGCGTCCGGCCTTCGCATGGCTCCTCCTGGTCGAGTGCGGCGGTCTCGGCGCTATCTTCGGGTGGGAGGCCGTCACTGCCGACTTCAAGACCCTCACGGCTCTCGGCGAGCACGAGAGTTTCATGCTATGGTGGTTCGGAATGCAGTTCGCGACCATCGGAGTATTCGGCATCGGCAGGTCCCAGGAGAAGGTCGCTGCAATTACCGCAGCCGGCCAGGCTACTCCCCAGGTGGACATCGGAGGGATCGTCGGCCAGGTCGTGGATCGCGTGAAGAACAAGTTCTCTAGGGAGTGGTAGCATGAGCCGTGTGTCTGAGATGTGGCACAACCTGACCGACAGGAAGCGTGCCGACACTGACTTCTTCGATGAGTTCGCCAAGCTCCTCCACGGCTCCAAGGAAGAGCCCGACGAGCCTGATGAGCCCGACGAGCCCGACGAGCCCGACGAGGCCTCTCCCTCGCCGGGCAAGCTCTCCCCTGTCCCGTATCCTCTAGTCTGGATTGATAAGGCCCGCAGCTACATCGGAGTGAAGGAGGTCCCTGGAGCTGGAGACAACCCCGTCATCTTGAACTGGGCAAGGGGGACCGGAGGAGCGACAGCGCGGGCGTATAAGCACGACTCGATTCCATGGTGTGCCCTGTTCGTCTGGACGGTCATGAGAGAGTCGGGGATGAGATACCTAGACACTCTCTGGGCTCTCGATGGCTTGAAGTATGGTATTAAGCTCGACGGTCCGGCCGTCGGCTGCATAGTGTGCTTCCAGCGAGAGGAAGGTGGGCACATAGGGTTCGTCGTGGGTAGAGACAAGCACGGTAACTTGATGGTACTCGGAGGAAACCAGTCGGACGCCGTGAACATAAAGCCGTTCGATCCTGACCGCGCTGTAGGATACAGGTGGCCCGAGGGGGTCGCGAGACCCGTAACCGGTCTCAGTCACCTTACTCTTCTGACGTCCGACGGGCGGGTCTCTACGAACGAGGCGTGAGCTTCATCGCCGAGAGGTGGTGGAGGAGGGAGGGGGAGGGCCTTAATTAGCGAGGAGAATGGATATTCTGGTCTCAGTTATCTATGCCCTCATCTATCTGGCCTGCATAGTTCTGGCGTACTATCTGATAATCTGGGTGCTGGAGTGGCTCGGCATCTCGATTCCTCCGATGGTCACGAAGGTAATCATGCTAATCTTAGTACTGGTTGCCGTCCTGGTCTTGCTCAGAGTATTCGGGCCAGTCGTTCACCTACCGGCGCTGTCGCCACCTAGATAGCGCCGGGGCCGGCCGCGGGCTTCGTTCCTTCACCCGTGGCCGGCCGCCTACGGATCCGCGGGCGCGGGCGCGCGCACTGCGCAGTGCGGCCCATTGCGCCTCAGACAGCATCGTCATTGTTTGCCTCGTTCGGAGCGCCACAACACCCATCCCGTCACGCAAACAAGAGCGAATGAGATCGCGAGCATGCTCAGAAATACGTAAGGGTCCATCGACCCTATATGGAAGAACTTATCCACCCGCGGATCCGCCAAAAGCTCGTAATTCATATCTATCTCCTTCTGTCGGGGTGGTCCCCGTACTTGTGCCAAACGATAGAGCACACAACTACCAGGAGGAACACCAACGGCCAGTTAATTGCATTGAAAATGAAGTCTACTATCATGACCCTCTCCTCTGCCTACGTCCGGCTACGAATGCACGCCATAGTAAGCGATCAACCCATGCGGCCGCCTGCCGGGTTGGACCGCCTGCGGTGCTGTTGCGGGATTGGAGCCTACTCCCACCGGGGTAACTCCAATCGCCGCGCGATAGCCTGGTGGCGTTCTCGGAGCTCGTCGCAACGATCTGCCAGTTCGTTCGTTCCTTCAACCCTTTCGTCAGGGCCGTCCGGCTCCATATCGTTGATGAACGCCAACGCGTCTTCGACCCACTGTAACAGTTCCTTGTCCATCATTGCTTCTCCTCATCTTCCTCGGCTGTCTTCGTATACATAGGTTCTCCCTCGAACCTCTGCCAGCCCTCCCACACCTCGTCTAAGTACAGGTGAAAGGCCCGGACCGCCTCGGCCTCCCGCCGACGCTCCACGGCCTCCCTCCGGGATAGAGCACGAGCCTCGCTCTTACTGAGTACGGGCACTCAGTCATCCACCCTTACAAACAATCTAGCCGAGCACTCTATGCACTCGGTCTCGCAGCCGTCTTGGTTTCCCTCTATGAACCAAGCTGTCCCGCACCGGGGGCACTGGATCGATGTGAATAGTTCACCGCGGGCCTCTGCGGGATCTTGGTCAGATGCGAGGCTCGCAAGCATCGGTCTCAGGTCTACCACCTTATTATCTGTCATGACCACCTCCGATTGTTTTGATTGTAGGCATTAGACAAGCCACTCGCGCCACGTGTCTCCGTTGATCAGGGCTGCCATATCGATCTTCTTCCTGAGAGCCTCAATGATCTTTTCCTCCACTGTGTCTCTTGTTATCATGTCGATGTACGCCACTGCCTTCATCTTTCCTACGGCCTTACAGCGCTCCTCACTTTGTTGTCTATGATCGAGGTTATTTCGTGAAGAATAGTAGACGCACAGATCGGCCACTGACCAGTCTCGTCCCCTCCCTCCGGCGTCCGGTGTAGATACCATGAACCGGCACCCCGACTCGGTCCTGAACCGAACCTCCTCGCTCTCCCTCACCCCGACGTTCCCGCCCCAGAACCTTGCCACGCTTCCCTCCCCGAACTCGTCGGTGAGAGCCATGGACACCTTCTGAACGCTGTAGTCGTAGCTGCACCAGACGATCGCCTTGCCCTCGTAATTCCGGAGGAGCTTCACCAGCTCCGCGGTCCTCCTCTCCGGTATGAAATGCTTCTTGCCGTCGTCGTCTACCGTGTACCCGCAGAGGACCTGGTGGAGCCTGAGCATCTGGGTGATGACGTGGGTCGCTGTAACGAAGTCTTGCCCCGAGATGAGAGCGACCGCCTCGGCCTTCAGTTCTTTGTAGATGCGCTGCTGGTCCGGCGACATGCTGACGTCCCAGAAGGAGTAGTCGCTCGCCGGCATGTCATAGCAATCCTCCAGCCGGACGCGGAAGGAGTGCGGTGCTATCTTGTCGTGGAGCTCGGCCTCGTTCTTGTAGGTCTTCACGATGGGGATGGTCTGCACGTACCCCCCGAGCCGCGTGATAGCCTCGATCGTCCCCTGACGGTCTACCCCCTCCACCCAGGTCTCGATCCACTGCTTCAGGGCCAGAGGAGACATCGCATTCACGTTCAGGGTGGGATCGAGGGTGGCGGCCGTCCTCTTGAGCAGGGCCGGCGGCCGATAGCGGAGCACCCCAGCCATCCCCTTCAGCTTCCCCTTCAGAACCTGGTTCGGAAGCATGCAGACCTTCTCGACCTCGGCGTAGCGCTCCCGGTAAGCGACGAAGTTCACAAATCCCAGGATGCGAGGATCGAGGAACCAGAACTGATTGAACAAGTCGAGAGGAGAGCGCGGGGTCGCCAGCCCCGTCAGTATGCGACGGTGACTTGCGTGGAGAGCTACCTTCACGCAGAACTTCCCGATGATACTGTCGACCTCCTTCATGATGACGCTCTCGTCGAATACAAACATGCAGCGTCTCTGATTTAGGAACTCGGTTACAAAGTTTCGGGCCTCCTCCACTGCGCTCAAGGCCTCGGAGTTTATGAGAAGGATGCGCGGACCCTTGTGCTCCATGAACACCTGACGTATGTTCTTATCTGCCACCGTCTTGGCCCTCTTACTGACCCAGGGGTATACCCTCCCGGCTCTGTAAATGTCCTCGGGTAGGTCTGCCTTGATAGCTGCTATCCACGTGAGGTACGCCCCACCCGGAGCTACGACGAGGAGGTCGTCGACCTTCTCCTCTGTGAGGAGCTCGCCCCAGTCGTCTACGACGACCTTCGTCTTGCCCGTCCTCATCGCCATGAGGAGCGCGAAGACCTTCCTCCCCCTCATCCTATCAAGAGCCTCCTTCTGGTGGGCTCGGGGCTTCCTACGTGATACATAGGGGCCATCTATACCAGTGACGGGAGCGCTAGCATATGTCTGCACGGGACGGTAACCTCCGAAGTGTTTTCAAGTCTCATATAAAGTCAGCTCTGTGGGTCCCCATAGAGAGCTGGGCCGTCAGCGGTCCCGGGATACCCGACAGCCACTACCTGTTCAAGGGAGGTGCCTCGGGCTGGGTAGAGTTCAAGACCGTGAAGAAGGGGGACAGGGTCCCCACTCTGAAGAAGGAGCAGGCCGCGTGGCTCGGAAGGTACGCCCGCCTCGGCGGCCGCTGCTTCCTGGCAACGCGCGTCGGAGATGACGAGCTCGTTCTTCACAGTGGGATCGATGCGACACTCGTGAGACAGTCGGGCCTCCGAGAGGCCCGACCACTTGGTCGGTTCTCCGGAGGCCCACGTGGCTGGAACTGGGCTCATATTGAGCAGTGGCTCAAGCAGCCTCCTTCTCCTCCGCCGGCGACTTGATCGCGTCCTTGAGTGAGCGGCTGCCGGGGAACTTCAGCGTGACCCGCTGATCCTCGCCGATCGTGTAGCCGATGCCGCAGTCACGATTGATCATGTAGAGAGCCGTCTTGACATAGCCCTCGTCCTTGTCGATCTTCTTCGCGATAGCCGCGATGGTGTCGCCGGCGTCTGCTCGGATGAGGACCTTCGCTCGGTCGGTATTCTCACGGACCTGTCCGAAGTCCTCGACCTTGCCCGGCGGCTTCGTGACCACTCTAGGAGCCCGCTCAGCCCTCTCCGCAGGGGCCTTCTTCACTGCTGACTTCTTCGCTGCCTTCTTCGCCATACTTGTATCTCCTTTGTTACTTCCCGGTGCTGAGTTATTGCTCAAAGCAGGGTGCACCCACCTGCTAGTCTTGATGTCCCAACGAGACCCTGGAACATGCTGAGACTTCTCTTGCTTTCGCTGGTTCCAGCGCTCAAACTTCTGGTCCTTCTTCCTGGAAGCAGAGGTCCTGATTTCCTCCTCCAACTTCTCACGAGCTCTCCGGTCGACCTCTGTCTCCGGGTACCTCGCACGAAACCCCTCCTGGGCTGTCATATCCATTGCAGTCGACTTCCCGCTCATTACGGGGTGAGAGCTGTCTCGCCTCTCCCCCTTCTTGATCCTGAGGAACGGCGGGATCACGTCCCCACAGTTCAAGGCCTGGTCCATGGGGGACATATCTTCGAGGTGCTTGTTCGGTATGAACTGCCTATGACCCGTGTCCTTCCAGCGGACCTCGGAGACCTCGACGCCGGCGGCCGAGAGCTCGGCCTCCCTACTAGGATCGTACTTCACCCGCACGCTCTTACCCACGGCCGGCCTCCTTGTTAGATCGCAACTTCATCTCTCTACCAAAAACTGTAAGCTCATTATGGATCAGCGTGAGCTTCATCTCATCCTCGGGGGTAGCCTCGTCGCTCTCCTTCGATATAATCGACATGATACTGGCGAAAATATGCTGGGCCCCCGCCATGAAGGCCATCCTCATATCCTCCCTCTGATGCTCCGGCAGCGGCCCACTATTCTCCAGGATCATGAGAAGCGATACCCAACCCATCTCGACCAACTTCCCCTCGCTGGCGTACTTATCAGTGATCATCTCGACTACTTTGTGAACTCTCTCATCGTCCATATTAAGCCTCTAACTGTTTACTGGGATGTATCAGCGGGTGTAGGTCTTGTCTAGTCCTTTCTGAGGTGGACTACGACCATATCCCGTTGAACTGAGACCGCGACCCTCGCAATTGCTCCGATGAGGGATGATGGTGGACCACTGGTCTCCCCCTCGGCCCGGTTCTCCCCGAGAGAGTCGACGATGACCTCGATCGTGTCACCATGTTGTAACAGTCGAGAGAGGAGGATGCAGGCGTCGTTCGCCAGAGCTACCATCGAGCCGTCTCTCTTGAAGCTCGCGCAGAACACCTCCTTCAGGCGTTTGTTCTCGTCGAACCCGAAGGTTGCGAGGATAGTGTGTACACTCCCGGTGCTCTCCATCCACTCGACCTTCGACGTGATAGACAGTCGGCGATCCCTTAATTTAGTTCTCATTGGCTTCTGAGCTCCTTCATTGCTTTGACAATCCACTCGGAGATGGCGACCTCGCTGGACCTACCGATCATATCGAACGGCATGTCTATGATGAGGGTCTTGCCGTCCATTGCGATAGCAAACTTCAAGACCCCGCGCTTGATCCTGGCCTCCCTGATTTTCTCAGCGAACCTGTCGTCTATCTTCTCCCCGCGCTCGAAGGCCTTCAGCATGAAGGCGATCTTGTCGGCCTGTCGCTTGATCGCGCTGATGGGTGAGTGCTTAGTTGTCATCATCTTCCTCATGGCAGCAAACCCTCCTGGCGTCCCGGATTGTTAGGTGGGTTCAGGGCGATGGTATCAGTCACGGAACTGCTCTCTGAAGTGGAGGAGATCGGCGAGGGAGGAGAGTGGTCGGGACCGATCGCCGGGACCGCCTGCGGACCTCCCGGGCAATAGGCCAAACGACTGCCCCGATGAGGAGCCATACCAGGATCATTAGAGGGTACATGAGGACCTCGGCCCGGGTCCTCCCCTGCACGGGCTCTGGCATAGGCCTGTAGGAGACAACGTAGACGGCGGGGGACGGTAGTGCCTCCCAGGTCTCGACAAATCGACTGGCAACCTCCTGGACAGGCTCTGCAGCCCTCTCCGGTGGAGGGAGGGGCACGAGCTCGATCCGGGGCATCTCGACCTCCCGCGTCCTGGCCTTGGCGCGGATGGTCTTTGCGCGGGCCTCTCTGGAGACGGAGACCCACAGAAGCTCTCTCTTGGCGAGCCCTCTCCCCTGGTACCAGCACTTCTTTCCGTCGATGACGCGGTAGGAGTAGCCGTGCCCTCCCGACTTCGTCTGGCAGGGAACCGACGCACTGGCTGCGAGGGTCGTAGATAGTAGCATCGCGATGACTAGGGCGGTCTTCATGATTATCTCCTGTTGCGGGGGAGTGGGATATACTACTCCGCCGGCGGGTAGCGGTCCAGGTCCCACTTCTGGATGCGCTCACAGAAGCCGATCGGGGAGAAGTTGAACCCGGAGCGGCAGTTGCGGTTAATGCAGAAGATGTTCGTGCTCATACCTCCGCCAGGTCCCTCGTAGAAGCCGTGACTGTGGCAGTCGGGGCACTCGTTCCGGGCGACGATCGAGAACAGGTCCTGGGCTCGCGGCTTCTCCGGTTTAGGTGGCGGGTTCTTCGTGGCGGGCTTCGGTTTGTGGGTCGCAACTAGGAATACGCAGACCCCGAGAAGTCCGAAGATCGTCGGGATTAGTAAGTCATTCGGTGTCATCACCTATCTCCGTGTTAGTGAAGTTTGTTCTTAGCAGGTAGCTCCTCGATGGTAGCGATCCGGTACTTCGCAATCCTCATCCACTGCGTCTGATGGTTGCGTCTCTCTTGTTCATTCAGTTAGTCCTTTCCAAACCCGCGTGGTAGGTCGACCTCGTCGGCCTCCTCGGCCACCCACTTCGCCTCCTCGATCGCGTCCCTCAGCCCTTGCGTTATACCATCGATCGAAGAGGTCGCAGACAGCTTCCAACTTCTCTCCCAGAGCGGACGACGATAAATTCTCGGGCTGGTTGTCCTTCCACTCCTCATACTCCTCCTGAACCCCGCGGAGGTCGCCCTCGGCTGTCTCGATGGCGTCAAGGCACTCCTCCATCTTCTCCAGGGCGGCGAGGAGCTTCCCCGCCGCGTCGGCCCAGCGAGCTGGGCGAGAGGTCCGCCTAGCCTTTGCCATGCCAGGTCCTCCCTCCGTCATGGCTGTGAACTCCCTGGGCGATGACCCTCCGGTCCACGGACCTCCCGGCCACTCTCTCGGCCTGGGCGATCGTCTGACGGGCGAGAGCCGACCCGGTTGCCATGATCCTCCTGTAGATGCAGGCGTCGGTCACTCCCGCCCTCTCATCGTCCGGGACACCGTCGAACACGACGGCTCCCTGAGGACCTACGCGGACCCGGACGAGCCGGCTCACGATCCTCTTGTCGACGGCGACGAGGACCTTGCGGACCTCGTCGACACGCTCGGACAGGTTCTGGTTCTTCCTCGTTACAGTATCACAGGGCATGTCACACTCCTTCGAGCTGGATCGCCGGGGCCTTCTTCCTTGCGGGCTTCGTAGGCTTCGGGGCCTGACCGAGGTCTACCGACCGGGCCTTCGTCTTCGGTCTCGCGATGACCCTCTCCTCTCCGAGGTCCAGGAAGGAGACCCGCGCCGCCTTGATCTTCTTCATGACCTGAGCGTCGACTTCCAGGGCCGCGTTATCCCCGGCCTTCACGATCTTCTTAGCTAACTCCCGGGCAGCCGCGACTGCCTCCTGGACGCGATCCGAGGCCTGCTGAGAGAGCATCGTGCCGAGGCCCTTGGCCCTGACAGCCGCTGCCCGGATGGCCTCCACGTCCATGTTCTTAACGCCGGCTTCCATGCTCCGGAGGAGGTCGCGGACCTCGCCGCCGATAGCCCTCACGGCCTCGACGTCGTCTGCCGCGATCCTTCCCGTGAGGACCGAGACCTCCACCCGGCCGAGCTTCGCCTTCGCGTTGAAGGAGGAGGCCTCGGCCTTCGCATTCTGGATCGCTTCGTATAGCTCCTCGGCCCTGCTCTCCGGGCAGAGGAGACCGAACGCGGACTGGACGCAGACAGAGCGGAGGATAGAGCAGGCCCGGCCCCTAGCCTGACGGGCCTCCTCGTGCTCCTTCGGATCGGCGATCACTCGCTCGGTCTCCCACCGGGCGTACTTGCTCCCGTCCTCTCGTGCATGATCCGGGTCCAGTACCTTCTTCTCATAGTGGACGTTGCCCCGGATCGTGGTGTGAAGGGCGACCAGGAAGCCTGGTCGCAGTGTCTGGGTCTGTATCTTCTCCTTGGTAGTCATCGACTTCCCTCTCGCTGGTTGGGACCCGGGATGTAGCTCAGGTCACTTCCGAATGTCCAGTACCCTTCCTCGATTTATTTTCGCTCCGGTCTGGGCGACGGGAGAGGTCGCCGGCCGGGCTCTCGTAGCGGCCCACGTCCTGAGCTCCTCTATCTTCTCAGCCGCGGTCTTTGCCAGAGGGGTCACGGTCTTCGTAGCCTCGATGAGGTCGGCCGTCGTGATCTCCCGGCCCTTATCGGAGAAGGCTGAGAACATCGCGGTCGGGACGAGCTCGGCGACCTCTGAGCCCGTGAAGGTCTCGCAGCTGGCAGCGACGAGGTCCAGGTCGATCTTCAGCTTGCCCCGACCATGGGACTTCAGAGCGGCCGAGAGGACGCCGACCCGCTCCCGGGTGTTGGGAAGGTCCACGAACCAGACCTCGTCGAACCGACCCTTCCGGAGGAGCTCGGGCGGGAGGCTCTTGGCATCGTTCGCTGTCGCGATCACGAAGGCCTCTCCCGCTCTCTCCTGCATCCATGATAGGATCGCCCCGAGAGCGTCGGCGGAGACCCCGCCGTCAGCGGACCCCGAGGTAGCTCCCTGCAGCGACTTCTCAATCTCGTCGAGCCAGATGACGCAGCGGCCGATGGCCTCGGCGACCTTGAAGACCTTCCGGAGGTTCGTCTCGCTCTCCCCGACGAACTTGGAGCGGAGCGCACCCAGGTCCAGCCGGAGGAGAGGGACACCCCACGCTGTAGCGACCGCCTTCGCCGTGAGAGACTTGCCGCATCCGGGGACGCCGACGAGGAGTGCGCCGCGGGGGGCCGGGAGCCCGTAGGCTCTCGCCTTCGCCGAGTAGGCCAGGCGCCTCTCGATGAGCCATGTCTTCAGTAGGTCAAGACCGCCCACTGCGTCCAGCCCTCCCGGGATGGGGTCGTACCACTCCAGGACCCGCTCCCGAGTGATGACCCTCTTCTTCTCCTGAGCCACGACCGTCGGGTCGATCTTCCTGAGCTGCACGAGGCTCTTGGAGTAGCAGGCCTGAGCCTCCTCGCCGGAGAGACCTACCGCTGCGTCGATCGCGGCGTCACGCTCTCCGTTCACGAGGCTCGCTCCCTCCACGGTCTCGAGAACGACGTCCAGTATCTCCCCCATCTCCTCGCGGTCCGGGAGCGGCCACTCGATCACGGTAGCGTGGGCGGCGAGCTCCTCCGGGACCTGCGAGGAGGGGGATAAGACGATGACCGCCTGCGCCGAGTTCAGCTCCGTCGCGGGGAGGGTGCGGGCGAGGTTGCGGACCCGCCGGACCGTAGACATGGAGGAGGGGCCTTGCAGCCACGGAGCGAGGTCTCGCATGATCCAGACGTAGCGGTTGAGGAGGTCCGGAGACTTCTTAGAGAACTCCATGACGGCGTCCAGGCAGCTGTCAGGATCGTTCCCGGCGGACCCCATCCGCTTCGGGTTGCCGGCGAGGTCCTGGACCCCGGCCGCTACGTCCCACGTGACTGTCAGGTAGCTCGCGGCCGCTGCGGCCGAGGCTAGATAGCCCTCCACGCGGGCCTCCTCCCGGGTCACGATCCAGATGAGGGGGTTGCGGGCTCGGAGGAGGGCCGCGACGTCCGCGGCGACGATCTGGCTCTTGGTAAGGTTCTCGGTCATGGTAGGTCCTCTCGCTAGGGGGTTGGTGGTGCCCCCAGGATGTAGAAGGTCGCCGTGGGATTGTAAATAGGGTGTCTTGAAAAAAGTGGAGGCGACCTTCGCAGCCGCCTCCTAGAGCCGGTCGAGGACCCTATCGCACCTTTATCTGTTTAACCTTCTTCAGCAGGCTCAGTAGGAACGGAGCTCGGTTGTCGGTCGACATCTCTAGGGCCTCCTGGATGATCTTGATCTGGCCCTCTGATAGCTCGACCCATCTGATCCGTTTCATGATCCCTCCTCTAGTGCATCTCTATCCGCGGGACCACCGGAGCATCGAGTACCTTGACCTCCTCGTGTGAGGAGGCGGCCGTGAGCATCTCCTCCGCCTGATGTGCGGCCTGGATCAAGAGCCGCTGGGCGAGACGCTCGATCACGGACTTCAAGAATGACTTCATGGTTTAGTCTCCTCTCGCTTAGTGCAGGATCGCACCCTGGAGCCTCCCGCGGAGGAGAGGCTCGTGGCTGCGTACCTCAGTAGAGCGTATGGTGGTATCCCCAGCCGCACCGCTTGCAGCTCAGGTCGATGCAGCCGCTGTTCGGTCCTCGAGAGCGTCCCCGTTCGAGCGATCGAGCTCGATCACATATGGCTTCAAGTTCTTAGCTACGAAGTCACGGTACGGGTTTCGTCCGGGCTTCAGTTTCGGTGCGGTCGTGGCCTTCCTCTTCAGACTAACTGAACGAACTGGTCGCGGCAGAAGTTGGCGAGCCACTGGCGGGCGTTCTGTCGGTCGTGACCCTCGTAGGCGGCGAGGTAGCTCGCCACGGTCTTGCCGACCATCGCATCGAAGTGCTGAGCTCCGAGGCTCCCCTCCTTCTTGGGGTTGCCCTTCACGATGGCCGTGATGACCTTCGTCGCCCGGGAGGACCGGACCGCGCCGTTCTTCTTGGCCTTAGTCTCCTCCTTCGGGAGGCGGGCCGCGAGGGCCTCGCACCGGCGGAGAGCCGCCTTGCGATCCGAGAAGCGGGTCACCGCGGGGGCGCCTAACTTCTTCGCCATCTCGTTGTAAGCGGCCACGAGCTCCGAGCCCTTCATCTCATTGAACTTAGTCATGGTGTATCCCTCTCGCATGGTTGGGGTTGTTGAGTTAGTACCCTAGAGCCGCCCGCTCGGGGCGGCTCGGAGCTACCAATCACTGACCCAGGTTCTTCAGGTTATCGTCGAGCTTGACCAGCATCGCGGTCCTATGAGCCAACACGCACCGGCTCATCTCGTTAGATGAGAAGGAGGTCGAGTGCTCCGGCCACCTGGCCTTGCGGACTACCTCATCAAACAGGAGACCGCGGACCTCCTTCAGTATAGCCAGCGACGAGGGCTTCGCGTACTCGTTGGCGCTATTCTGGGCGCTTTTGACCCAGCCCAGGAACTCTTGGTTCACCTTCAAACGAGCCGCCTGATCGAAGGCACTCGAGCCGTCCCACTCGAAAGTATGAGCGGGGTCCTTATAAAAGTTGACTCGAAACTCATCCAGGTTCCTCTTGGCTCCCTCTAGGTCCCACCCGGCCGTCACGACCAGACCCTCTAGAGCCTCGTCGGCTCGGACGTCTAGGGTCTTCACAGGCTCCACCTTCACGACGGCCGGGGTAGAGACGACAGGGCGGTTCTTAGTACGGGTTCTCATGATCATCTTCCTCTCGCTAGGAGACTAGGCGGCCGGGTTCGCACCCGCTTCATCGACTTTTAACGAGGTTTATTTTGTGAGGGCTCCTCGATCCCTCCTGGTCTCCCCGGGATCTCGTCCCCGGCCGCTTCCTCTCTGGTGCCTGTTATCTAGGGCAATCCCATGAGGTTGTAAATAGGAAAAATGAAAAAAGTTGCAGAAAAAATAAGTCCAGGATTATGAAGGACTTAGCTGGCGGTTGTTCAGACCGCCAGTAGATGCTATTGCAATCATACTACCTCAGCCCAGGGGTTCGGGCCTGCCCGGAGGAGGAGATGAGCGTCCCTGTAGCCGAGCTCCTTCTCCTCGTCGAAGAGCTCGATCAGGTGTATCCACTTCCCTCTAATCCTTGCCCACTCTATATCTCTCCGGGTGCTGTCCCCTACGTAGCCATCGACGTTTATGACGACGATGCCGCTGCTCTCCTCTATCTTCGAGAGGTGGACGAGGTCCAGGGTCGTCTTATGTTTGTTGTCGTACCACTCCTTCTGACCCTTCGACGAGGGATAGACCGCGAGGGATATAACTATATGACCAAGCCATAGACAACTTCTCGTTCCATTCGTGGTACTCCTTCTCGAAACGAGCAGACCCGCACAGTGTTATAATCATTCATTTATCATCTCCTTTTGAATTCTTTGTGTAGTTTACTAGCTAACGCATCTCTAGCTCTAATCGCATCTACTTTCCGGTTGAACCTCCCTATATTTATTCGTTGTTTATTGCAGGTGATGTAGGCAATCCACTTTCCTCTGTCTGGTTGCCAAGAGACCCCTTTCGCCCCGGGCGTGTTTCTTTTGCTTCGTCGTGCATTGTAGTTATTTTGAGAACGAGTTGCCTCTCTTAGGTTCGATATTCGATCGCTAAGACCGCGCCTATGGTCGACCTCTCTCGGCCATCTTCCGTAGTAGTAGGCCCATGCTAGGACATGACGACTGTATTTTCGGCCTGCGATCTCTATCGCCCAGTAACCGGTCTTCATTCTAGTTCCAGCAATTTTTCCTTTAGTAGGGTGGCCCCCGTTCGCAGGATTTATTTTCCATACAAATACACCCGTGTCCGGATTGTACCGTAACACCTGATTTAGTCGTTGGATTTCGATCCTGTTTTTCATTTACAACACGCTGCCTGATATATAACCCTGCGTTGTACTTCATCACCCGGCGACGGATCGTCGAGTGGGCCCTATTAAATCTCATCGCGATGCGTCGGTAGGATCGCCCCCTCGCTCTCATCTCGGCCATCGCGACCGTCTCCCTCCACAGGCCCTCGTCCCTTCTCAGTATCGCCTTCAGCCACTTCTTGGACATGAGGTCCTCCCGGGTGCGGCTCTCCGCGCAACTCTCGGATCAGATGTGCGGTGATCTCTTTGTATTTGTTTAGATTACCCTTCGCCATTATCAGCGTCCCGACAAATCGGGAAGCTAGAACGTCGGCGGGGATGTCCGAGATTTTATCATACGCTCTCGTGCGGTCGTTCAACTCTCAAGCCTCCTGTTACTTGCAGTCTGCCCAGTTGTCTCCTATCTCCACGTCCACCTTCACCGGGACCTCCAGCGGACAAGCCTCGATCATTATGTCTGCCATCTTCCGCCCCTCCTCCTCTCCGGAGAGGGAGCAGTCGGCCTCGTCGTGTACTTGGATCATGATCTGATCCCCGTAGCCCTCGTTCCAAAGAGCGAGCATCGCGAGCTTCATCTGGTCTGCCGCAGACGGTTGGATGAGAGAGTTCAGAGCCTTGTGGATGCGAGCCCTTGCGAGCTCCTCGTCCGGCCAGGCCTCCCGGGCCTCCTCCCACTTCAGCATGCGGCCGTCTCGGAGGTCCCAGTCCCGCGGCTCCCAGTAGGGAAAGCGCATCCGACGGTCCATGATCGACTTGATGTAACCCCGGTCGTTCACCCGGTCCTTGCAGGCCTTCGACATGTCCTTCGCGAATGGCATCTCTCTCGCATGCTGGTCGAACATCGCCTGCGTCTGATCCTTCGTCTTGTTCAGTTGGATCGCCGTCTCGTAGACCCCGCGGCCGTAGATGATCGCGAAGTTCATGATCTTGCTAGCCTTGTAAGGGAGCTTCACGAGGTCGGCCACGAACTGGTGGTAGTTCAGGCTGGGGTCCTCGATGTACCTGGTGCGAGCGTCGTAGGCGCTCTGCATCTTCATCTTACAAGCAAAGTGGATGAGGAGCCGGACCTCCTGCTGATTAAAGTCTAGCAGTCCCCACTTCATACCGTGCTCGGGTATGAAGGCCCGGCGGATCATCTTCCCCTCCTCCGTCCGGGTCGGAATGAACTGGAGGTTCGGGTCGCTCATAGAGAGCCGGCCGGTCACGGTCCCGCCGTCGTCGGACTTCAAGGGATGGATCGAGCCGTGGACCCTCCCGTCGTGGAGCTGGTCGAGGAGCTGCCCCTGCAAGAAGGTCCCCACGAGCTTCGAACCCTCCCGGGCCTGCCGGATCATCTTAGCGAGCCAGTGGTTCGTGTCCTCTAGCAGCTTCTGAGTGATCGACGGCAGACCCGTCTTCGTCATCCCGTACTGGAGACCCTCAGCGTCGAAGGCCTTCGCGATCGAGCCGGCCGCCCATATGTTTATATCCAGACCGGTCCGCCGCTTCATCTCGGCTATCTTCTCGTCTACCGCTCCCTGAAACTTCTTCTTCAGCTTCTCGACGTAGTCGACGTCGATCCGTACCCCCCTCCTTCTCATACTCATGTACATCGGGAGGAGAGCGTGTTCGAGCTCCACCACCTTCACAAGGCCGTCCCGCTCGATCAGCGGCATCTGCACTTCTAGTATCCTCCGAGGAGCCTGACTGTCCCACTCAGCATACGGCCCGACGTACTTCGGATGGAGCTTCGCAATGTCCTCCTTCGGAGAGAGGTTGTAAGCGAAGGCTGCCGACCTCAGCAGGTCCTCCTGCTTCGTCTCCCCTATCCTGTCCATCGCTATGTTTTCCAGGCTATAGCTGAGCCTGTACTCGTCCAGAAGCGCCTCGATTAGCTGGACGTCCCTGATAGGTCCCCTGATCTCTACCCCATCATTCTTAGCCCACGATATATCGTACATGGCGTGAGCGAAGGCCTTCGTCTGTCTATCGTCTTGGAGGACGTGGTTCAGCCAGCGACGGACCTGATCGTGGTCCACGTTACCTTCGGCGTGGCCGACAGGAAGGTAGCCCGTCCAGTTGTCTGCTGTGATCGAGTACCCAGCTACGTGACCGCCCCCTCGCCAGGCCCAGCCAGCTCCGCTGTCCCTCCTGAGGCCCTCGTCGTTCGTCTCCAGGTCGACCCCGATGATCCCGTACAACTTATCTGGTAGCTGAGAGAGGTCCGGCGGCTCCCAGTCGGAGGGAGGAACGGGGGTCATCTCCTCCACACTGAAGCCCAGGTCCATCTGACCCCTCTCGGCCAGGCGAGATCGCTTCGTCGACTTCGGCTTCCCGGTGGACTTCGATACGAGGCCGTGGAGCCGCTGCTGCTGAGCCCTCCAGGCCTTCGCATTGTTCGTCGGAGCGTGGATACCCCTCCGACCATCCGGGCCAACGACGTCTTCGTACTCAGCCATCTTCAGTCCCAGGTCGTTACGGGCGGGCTCGCCTTCCTCTGATCCGGACCATAGAGCTCGTCCAGTATCTTGTCGGCGTCAGCTCCTGTAACCCGGTAGTTGCTCGCCAGGTGATCCTGCTTCGCCCTCCGCGACAGCTCGTTCTTCCTGAGGCTTGCTGTCGAGTACCTCACGAGGACCTCCTCCTCGCGGGTCCCCGGCTCGGGCCTCCGCTCCATCTTCCTTACGATCCTCAGAATTCGCCTTATCAGCTCCACCACAGTCCTCTCCTATGACGACGACCTCGACGCCGGCTTCAGCGAGGAGGAGTTGGGCCAGGGGTATCTCCTCAGTCCACCGTCCTGGCACGATCGGCGGGAGGGGTCTCGTGACGACCCGCCTGATCCCCTTCATGAGTATCTCTCTCGTGCAGCGGACGCAGGGGTGCACGGTGCAGTATAGCGTACCTCCGCGGGTGTCGAAGGTCGCATTCGACAGGGCGTTCTCCTCGGCGTGGCGGGTGATCTGGTACTTCATGGCTCGGTCCTCCAGACGACCGTCGTCCGCGATCCCGGGAGGAAAGCCGTTGTAACCGAGGGAGAGTTTCCTCTGGTCCAGGCTGGAGACAGTGACGGCCCCGACCTTCGTGCTTGGGTCCTTTGATCCGGTGGCAGCATAACCAGCCAGTCCTAACATCCACTGGTCCCACTCCCTACTCGTCCTCTTCATCTCTGTCCTCCTACGGATGGTTGTGCCACCTACACCGACTGCACCAGAACTCATCCGGGTAGGAGACGTAGCTCCAGCTGTCTGTATGAAACATCTTACAGATTATCAGGAGCACTACCTGGGTCGGGTCTATCACTTGGCGTACCTCGAGATGATCTCCCCGATGATCTCCCCGATGTTTGGAGGGGTCCACCCCGGCGGCTTCACAACATCGAGCTTGTGCTTCCGCACGGAGAGAGGATCGTCGTGCCCGGAGGCCCGCACCTTCTTCATGTTCGCCTCCTGGACGGCGTCCCAGCACTCATCGAACGGGACCCTCATCATGTGAGCGGTCCCGAGGGCGACGTAGACTAGATCGACGAGAGCATCAGCAGCCTTCGCGAGGTCACCCTCAAGGTGGGCCATGACAAACTCATCTATCTCCTCTTGCATGAAATTCACCCGGAAGTCCAGTACGCTCACCCCGTCGGTCTTGCTCTGGTCGAGGAGGGCTGGGGGTCCGCCGCTGTCTCCGAAGTTTGTGAGGCCGAACTTCCTGTGGAAATCTCCCACGTCGCCGTACATGTCCGGGTAGTACAGTGGGTCTTTGTGATTAACTACCATGTAGCTCCTCCCTCTAGTTCACGTCGATCGTTTGCGAAGATGTGAAGTGACGTGCAGTGCATCGAGTACGTCGCCGGTTCTATGTGCTTCCACTTGTCCGATCGCTTCTTGCACTCCTCCGTGATCCAGAGGAGGAGACGGACGGCCAGGTAGCAGTCGTCGCGGAAGTGTCTTTTCAGGTCACAGCTCCTGAGAGGATACCAGATGTGAGAGACCCCCTCGCGAACGATGATCTGGTAGCCCAGGGTGCACGGCTTCCGGCCTCCGTCCCCCTTCCCTGTGTCCTCTGGAAAGAATAGAGGTATCCAGGCCTGTCTAGTATAGGGCTCCTCGGCGAGAAGCTCAACGAGGTCCTGAAGGTCTCCGTAGGTCCAGCCGATCCCCCGGAGGCCGCTGTCTATGATCTCCGGATACTTCCGAACTCCGGGAGACCACTCGGCTCCGGTGTAGCGGCCTCCGCTACCTCTGCGGGGAAACTTCGGCCAGAGCCTCTCGGCGTACGTGTGGTTGAATATCTCCCCCGACCGAAACTTGTCGGCGCTACTGGCCCACGGCCAGTTCTTCCACTCCTCCCCCGGGTTCAGAGGAGAGCCGCAGACGCGCTCTTCGAAGTGGTTGTCGGCCCACGGAGTGTTAGGACCTATGTCGGCTCTCCAGTGGTCCAGAGACGAGATACCGCGAAGGGGGACGGAGAAGTCGACGTTCAGCAGTTCGTAGGTCGCCATAGATGGGTTCTTCGCCGCGTCTACTCCCTGCCACCTCTCGGTCACGACCTTCGGGGCCTGGATCATCTTCCGTTTCAGGATGTCCCAGGCGTATGTGAAATCTGGGTACTTGTCTGTCACGCTACTCCTCCCGGTTTCCAACTCTTACCTGTTCGTGCAAGTATCTCGGCCTCGTACTCCTCCGAGAGGGTCAGGCCGGTATTCGGGACGACCTGGATGGCCCGGTCGTCCCAGAGCTCGACCATGTTGTAATCCTTCTCAGCCGTGACCTCGAGCCGCGGGAGACCGCTCTGCTCCAATAGGTCCTGGATCGCACTCCTCATCATCTCGACGGTGATCTCCGCCCTGGACACCTTGCAGACTTTATTAGCTGGTCCGCAGACCCGCGCTGTGAATATCTTCACCCGCTGGCCACCAGCGACCCAGGCCTTCACCCGCTCCATCATCTTCGGGATCGGCTTGCCGAACTTGTTCCAAGCGATCCACTCATGATACTCGAACAAGGTCCCGTCGAGGTCTACTCCGATCCACGGAGCGTCCATCCATCCGTCTGTCTTATACGCCACTTGATCCTCCGAATACTGAGTACGATAAAATCACGATCCCGAGTATAGCGGCAACCACGGCTACAAATAAACCCAGCAGCGCCATCCACTCTCCCGGGCTGAGTGGATCGTCGTCGCTCCCGGGTCCGTCAAATCCTATGTGAACTTGAAACATACCGTCCTCCGAACTTACTGCCCTCGGCCATCGAGGAGTTCTCACAGTTCCGTGGCCGAGGGCCTTCACCTCACTAACAGGGCTCTGCGCCAGGGCTCAAGACAAGGACCGTAGGAACCAAACAGAGGTCACGTTGCTAAGCGTATGGCATCAAATCAGAACCGGTGAACCAGGGAGCGCTCGGAGTAGTCCAGAGCCTCGCTGATGGGGCCGAGACCGTCCGCCCCTCGCGGACCCCTCTCGTCCTGAGAGGGGGTTCGTTCGCCTACCTCCTCACCATCATCGAGTAGTCCCTCCAGGCCAAGGTGGTTACGGGGACTACGGGCTCGATCAGGTCGAGGATGGCCTCGGCATAGACATAGATTTCATACTGAGCGTGCTTACCCTCGTCCAGAGCGTCGCGGAGGATCAGCCAGTCGAACAAGTTCTTCAGATCGACCTTTGCAAACATATGAGAGTAGGTCCCGAGCGGGAGGACGGACCTGGCGAGCTCGCGAGGTACGCCGCGGGCTAGCAGCCGGTGGTAGACCTCGAACGAGGCCGTGCACGCCTCCTTGATCTCATCGCAGGTCCGGATATCCTCCGAGGAGGAGGTGCCGTCGCGGACCCGCATCTGCTTGTTGCTCTTGGACTGGACCCCTACGTCGAACGGGTCGGGCACGTAGAACTCCTCGGGCAGCTCCGTGTAGCGAGCAGACACCTCGTTGTAACTCCAGGTCCGGTGGCGGTGCCACTGCCTGAAGACGAAGATCGGAGCCTTCACCTCGAACTGGAACTCGACGCTCTCGAACGGAGAGGTGTGCCTGTTCTTCATGAGGTATCTGATGAGCCGCTCGTCCGACTTCTCATCCTCGCCGGTGCGCCAGTCAGCGTTATATGAGACGCGAGCTGCGCGGACGATAGAGAGGTCGTTGCCCATAAAATCGCACAACCTAACAAACCCGTGATCAAGCACATTTATTCGTTTATCTGACGGAGGCATAGGATTTTCTCCAAATTATATTTGATATAGTGACGTGGGATACCTTGTATTTTTTAGCTAGCCGACCTACCTCTCCCCGTCTTATCTTTGCACCCCGAATACCCCGGACAGCTTCATCGGATAGCTTTCGGTTTACATTAGGTTTTCCCACTAGATGACGCGTTCTTATCTTACCGATCTCACGTCTACGTTCCTTCGGAATATCCAGTATGTTTTGAAGGCGTGTTCCCGGCTTTATGTTCTTTCCACTATTGTTAGTTGGACAATCGTCTAAGTGCCTTATTTCTAATCCGATCTTGAATGCAGCTCGTCCGTACTTAGCATAAGCAACCATGTTATGGACCGAGACCCTCGACGATCCCGGCTTCTTGAAGTTAGTTATCCCTGGGGTTGATACCTCCACCACAGGATAACCGCAACCCATGTTTGTAGGCCGCATTTTAGTGCCTCGGAGACTTAGCACAGACCCGATAGATAAGTCCACACGGTATCCCCGCTTAAATGCAGCCTCTACAAACTTCAGTGACCTACGCACTACTAAACTCCCGGTTTGCGGAATACTGATATTGTTTGGAAGTACGGAGGGTGGACCCCGTACATCTTGTAGTAGGTGTTCAAGAAGTAGGTCGTGGGGTAGTGTCGGAGGAAGGCGGTGCCTACATGATCCAGGCCGCAGCGCTCGGCGAGGAGAGAATTCAGCATCTGGTGAAGCATGAACGGTCTCTTAGCTCGCATCATGTCCTTCACGCCGAAGGCAAAGTGGCCGCCCGGCTCCAGGTTATCCACGCACGTCTGATAGATGTCTCCGAGCGTGTCCCAGTACTCCTGGCCCTCCTTCAGGAAGGCGAGGTTGGGGAGGTCGGACTGATACTTGAACGTGCCGCTCTGGTGCCCTCCCTTGTCCTTCGCGAGCGTCGACATATGCTCGTCCCCGGAGTAGGGAGGGTTGTTAGATACGAGAGAGAAGGTCTTGTCGATCTCGGACAGGAAGCCCCCTATGCGGCGAGCGTCTCCGATCCTGATCTTAGCAGACAAATCTAGAGACATGTGTTTTTTCACATTGGCCTCTAGTATGTCTCTAAATTGAATTTCCATACCAGCAATATTTCTGTTTTGTGTTAGAGCTTCGACTGCAGTAGTTCCGGCGCCGATGGTCGGGTCCAACACCCAGTCCCCCGGTTTTGTAAACTGCTGTATCAACCACCTTGCTATATGTAACGGCGTTTTTGCTACATGAGCTTCGTTACCGCTCTCCATCTTATCGTAGTACTCTCGACGCTCTAGCCGACTGTAGTTTCCGCCTTCTGCTGGTCTCAGTTCACCGAGCGACCTCCTGCAAAACTCGCAATTACAATGATACTCGTCCGGGACCTTCCCTGGGTCCATGATATTAACGGGATCGCCCTTCGCCACCTGATAGTCTCCTTCCATGGTTATTAGAAAACTGGTACTTATTGGACGTCCTGTAAATTTGTCCAGGTGTTATCGTGTCTCTTTTGATTTATGTGGTCGATCTCATAACGAGGGGGTCTACCCGTCATCCACAACCAAATAATTTCATGTGCCTGGTATCGCCTCCCTAGTATCGTTCCGCAGCGATACCCCCCGTGTCCCTATGTACTCAAGCGCCTTCCTTCCTCCGAATTGAGCGTTGAAGCTACCTCGGTCGTCTTTCCTAAGTTTCCACGTCAAGTGACCTGATAGCGGATCATAGTCTAACAATTCACGGATACGTTTAGCGCTTAGTATCACCGTTCAATCTCCGTCTCGCCTCGCGCACGCACTTCACCTGATAGAGGGCGTCGTGCAGAGCCCCGTGGGCCGGACCCTCCCGGGTAATGCTCCGGGGGTCGAGACCACTCAGATGGTAGATGGTCCTGGTGTCCCGGACGTTCCAGAACTTCCAAGGAGGTACGTGCCCGACGACCTTCGAACAGGTCATCCATATCGGTTCGTCGAAGCCTGCCCCCTGACACCAGATGCAGAGCCCGCTCTGGTCCACGAACCATCTGTGGAAGTCCTGGACTACATCGACGAGCGGTCTCTTATCTGTATTCATGAGGGCCTGCGTCTCGGCCTTCTGCTGCTTCCACCAGTCGACCGTCGCGGGCTCTATCCGGAGACCGGCGAGCCAGCACGAGTGATCCTCGACATTCCGGTAGAACGTGGTCCACTCCCTGTCGGGTCCGTCCAGCTCGAACGCCACGGCTCCGATGGAGCGGATAGCCGAGCCGGGCCTCGTTCCCCACGTCTCTAGATCAAACATGATATCCATCACACCAGTCCCTTCTCCTTGGCGAGCCATACTGGAACTTTGAACACTCCAGACTCGGACCCCATGCGCGGCTCGAACTCCACCTGGGACTTCGGTAACCAGCACTCAGTCTTGCCGTCATAGATCAGATACGCCCTCGGCCTATCTTCGCGGAGTTCGGCATCTATCTCTACGACGTCGTTGCTACTTCCTCTCATCGACATCCTTACACTCCCCTCTCAAAGCACTCTCGACCTCTCTCCTCGCCTGGTCATCAGTCATAGGGAACGACCCCAGGGATACCAGACGGTCCTGGTCGCGTTTCTTATAGTAAGCGTACCAGATGCAATCCCGATCGGGATCAATAGAAATACCAGGACCAACATACCACCGATCGATCCCAACTTCAACGGAGCTGTCCTCATCAGAATAGGTCCTTCTCTTGGTCTATGGGCAAGTCTACGAACCGGCGAGAGGAGGGGCGAGGTGCCGCGGGGGGCGACGCAATACTATGCGGCCGCGGCACCTCTACCGGGGTGGCTGCTCGGTCGGCGACGTCGGGGGCGGAGGCTCCACCTCTGTCGGCGACTTCAGCAGTCCGTCCGGGTCTCTTCCTTCTCCTGAGCTTCTTCGTTCCGTACCTCTCGGCGATGGCGCTATCCGTTGGTGCCTCGACGACCTCCGCCCCCTCTACGTCGATGTCCTCGTGTTCCGGACCGGGGACTATCCCGGGGTCGTACAGGTCTGCCTGGCCATTCACGGGCTGTCCTATGAGGTACTTTCTGGCCCTTATGGTGCAGCTGGAGTAGAGCCAGCACGCTCCGCACGCCCTCCCCTGGTCCGCGTAGCCTACGTTCTCGCAGTACCACTGCTTGGCTCGGTCGATGTCTACGTTCCTGGGGAGGAGCCGCCGGCCCGAGGACTTGAACTCCCGCCCCTCTACGTGGGCGGCTACCTGCTCGCTCACGTAGCGACAGAACTGGATAGGCATCGCCTTCCCGGTCTGCTTCGCCATGATGATATTCTTGTCGTAGTTGTACTCTCCGGCCTCGTTCAGCTTGGCTCCGTAGAATATGAAGTCGTCGGGGAAGCCCTGGACCCGGGCACGCTCTCGGAGAGTGAGAGGAGTGAAGCGGATGGGGTGCAGCTTGTAGCTCCCGCCGTCCTGGACCGAGGCGCCGCTCGGCTCGTCCCAGTACTCGATCTTGCATCCGGGCTTCGCGACGAACCTCCCGGCGTTCGTGTACTGAGTGAGGGACTGACCTCGGCGCCAATGGTCCTTCGCGTACTCGGCGAACTCTGCCCAGGTCGGCCGGTCCCCGACGTACCTCATTCCGAGCATCTTCTGAGCCCGCTCACTCATGGCGCAGGGGTCGTGGTTCGGGAAGTTCGACGGGTAGCGGGGCTCGGGTAGATCGTCGACAGCCTCCTTCAAGGTCCGCTTGCCCTCGGGGTCGTCGGTCTCTCCCGGGACGAAGGCCCATCGCTCCTCCTTCAGGGAGCCAATCATGAACATTCGCTTGCGGTGCTTCTGGACGTTGCCGTAGCCCCAGTTGTGTATCCACTCGGGATACAGGTCATAGTCGGGAAGTACCTTCACGTACTCGCTCATCGGGTAGGCTCCGAACGACTTCGGGAGGTCGTCCATCACGAAGAACCTAGGCTTGAGCCTACTGACGATTGCTACAAACAAAGGAATGTCGGCGGCATCCTTCAGTCGCTCCTCCCGGCTCTGGTTCACCCCGCTGAGCTGGGAGAAGTTCCCGCACTCGGGATGGCCGAGTGCTAGCGTGGGGTTCATCAGCCGCTCTATCTCCTGGGGCGAGAGGTCCTCGACCTTGTGCTTGAGCAGGGCCTCGGGGAAGTTATAGCGGAAGGTGTTGCGGCCCATCGAGTCTGTAATATGGTAGTAGCGACGCCATTCTATGTTTCCAAGTATCCTGAAACCAGCCTGTTTGGCTCCAACACACATCGAACCTATCCCGCATGTAATTCCAACTGCTGTTAGTTCGCTCATATGTGTCTCCAGTTAACTCGGCGCTGTATTGCACTAACGGTCGTCTGAGCTATCTTGTATTTTCTAGCGATCTTCGTCTGGGGGCCACTCGCATTCCGTATCTCTATAACCTGTTTATTTGTCAGTCGGCTCCTCCTCTCCCCTCTCGGAGAGTTCAGTCGACCCTTCCTAACACAATCCTGCATATTATCAAACTTGGTGCCCAGGAACAGATGGCTGGGGTTTATGCAAACCCCTACGTCGCACGTGTGGCACACATCCATACCCTCTGGAATATCCCCTACAAATAAGAGATAGGCTGCTCGGTGCGCTGTGGTCATCTTCTTCCACATACGAAATTTTCCGTACTGCTTAAACGTCCCTACTCGCCCACCGGTGAACAACCAGCACCCTCGCTTAGGGTCGAGCTTATACCTCTCCCTAAGTCTATCGGCTAGGACTTCTTTAGTAGGTGTTGGAGTACCCACATGCTGTCTCCTCTAACTCCCCCAGTCACGACCACTTACTCCTCCTGAACATCTCCACGATCAGCCTACTCCTCCCCTCGCGGTCACTCTCTACGTCAGCCGTCCTCAGCGGGACCTTCTCCCGGTCGGCAACTCCATCAGGTAAGTCACTACGGAATAAATCTCGGAGTATCTTCTTGTTAGTCCTCAGAGGTCTAGGGAGACCGAGCGCGAGCTCACAGACCCGGCGAGAGAGGAAGGGGGAGCGGACCTCGATCCGGTTTCGCATCATCACGCGATCCAGGCGAGGGAGGTGGTAGCAGACGAGCTCATGGAACACGTCCGAGCTCTGGCTGTCGTAGCGCTGGGCTCTCCCGTAGCCGCCGAAGAACTCGTCAGAGCCGTCACCGGTCAGGGCGACGTTAAACCTCCGCGCACCAACTACGTCGGATAGGGCTGTCTGAGGCACCAGGCTCCCGAGGTCCAGTGGTTCCTGCATATACCGGAGAGCCCGGTCCAGGGCTCCCTCGCTGTGGCCGTTCGTGCCCTCGAACTCTTGCGCGTAGAGCTCGTTCGAGTCTAGGGTGACGAGGTCACCCCCTGCGACCAACTGGGCCCACTCCTCCTCTTTATTCTCGACATAGAACGGCACGACCTCCCCGTAGCGCTTCGCCAGCGTGTAGACGATAGAGCTGTCCAGTCCTCCTGAGAGGAGGCAGGACACTGGCACGTCGGAGGAGAGGACCCTACGTTTAACAGCCTCCTCGATCTCGTGCTTCAGGGAGTAAACTGATGAGGCAGCGGGCTGTAGTCCGTCCACGAGGCGGCACTCTATCTTCCCGGGATCAGGCCGTAGAATGACATACTCGCCGGGCTGTACCATCGTGATCTCCCGGTAGGGGGTCCGCCACGGCTCCGGGCAGTAGCCCCACTTTATGACGGATGCGAAGTAGGTCTCGTCGGGGGAGACCGGCGCGAGGGCTGCAACCGCGTCTGGCTCGGAGGCCGCGGCGATGGCGTAGTTATCGCTCCTGTAATAGATAGGCTTCTGAGCCAGGTAGTCGCACAGGAGGTGGATCGACTTGTCGATACTGTTGTGAGCAGCTACCGCCCAGAAGCCGTCGAACTTCCTGAACCCCTCCGGACCCTTCTCAGACAGGGTCCTCGCCACGAGTGGAGCATCGCACGACTCGTCGGTGAACTCTCTGTAGTTTAGTATCTCTCCGACGAAGGCGACGACCCACTGCTCGTGGTAGACAGGTTGATCGTCTATGGAGGACAGACCGACTATCGGGAGCCGTGAGTGATATAGCATGCAATCACTCCAGGACGTTAGACGATCACGAATACCCCGGTGAGTTATCAGCTCTCGGCCGCGGCCGAACTTCATAGAGAACCCGGGTAGAGCAATCAGGAACCCACACATCTACAGGTCCTCCGAACTGCACACTATCTCTGAGCGGATGCGACCGATCCTCCTGGTGGCCCGCTCGATGCAGCCGCTGATCTTCTCTACCCTGCTCTGGACCTCCGGCGGGAATAGAGGATTACTTATTATTTCGAGCGCCAGGTCCTCGGCATCCTTCAGCTCCTCGGTTGCGGTCTTTTCTCGCTCAGTCATGGGTCTATCCTCTCGGGTCGAAGTCCGGCTCGTAGGGCTCGTCGTCCGGTACGGCAATATCGCACGTATCGCAGTACCACCCGCCGGACATTATGCCGACGCTGGGGTCATACTCCTGATAGCTCTCCGATATGTCTTGCCCGCACTTGGGGCACTCCACACATCTCATAATTTGTAACCGTCCCGCTCTCTCACGAGCTTCATTGTACTCTCCGGCCCTGGTTGGGGCCAGCGCCACTTGACTACGCCGTTTACAGAGATGGACGGCTGGACGACTACGCCTCGTGAGACCCCCCTGGTAACGGCCTCGAAGTTCTCATAGTACTCGATCTCCAGCGGCGTCTGAGGGAGGTCCACTGTGCAGCCCTCGTAGTCATAGCCGTACAGGACGGCATTACCTGCAAATAAACGCTTATTGATCGAGAAGTACTTTATCTGATCTACCGGGGCATAGAGACCAAACTCATAGACTACGATCGAGATGCCGACCCCGTCCGGAGAGGGGACCGGCAGGATGGTCCCGAAGTCCACGTTCTTATTCATCCTGGCCAGCATCTTCGCCTCCTCCAAATCAGCGCACTCCCACCGCGTCATCGACCTGGCCTCTGTGTCTATGATACCAAACTTCATATAGCACCTCCCTCTAGCGACCGCCTCGCGTATTTGCGATCCTTCTGACCGCCGCTCGGTCTCATCTCAGCACCATACCTCTTCGCGATCTTCCGGACATTCGTGCAGTGAACGTCGAACTCGGCGGCAATGTACTCGACCTTGTCCCCTCTCCTGTAGGCGTCCACTACGGACTGGAGGACCCACTCCGGCTTGCGACCGGTCCTGCGAAGTCCGCGACTGTTAGCTACGCTGCTCACAGTGGACATACTGACCCTCCTCCTCTCTGCGATCTCGACGACCCTCATCCCGGTTCGGTAGTCACGCAAGATGCCGAGCTTCTCGTCGGCTGTTGTGGGCCTCCCCTTCACCGTCGACTACTCCTCTGCAGCCTCCGCTCTCGCTGAAGGCACCCGCACGACTTCGTCTTGCCTAGAGTGGGCTCAGAGCGTCGGACCAGGGTAGAGACACTATACGGCACCTTGTACTCTTCCCTGGTTAGATGGGCTGCGGATGCTGTGAGGTCTCGTGCCGCTCAAAGAGCCGCACGAAGTTCAGTCACCACAGCACCCGCCCCCCTGCGCCGACGGCTGCTGAACTTTCGACCGTCGGAATTCATGTATTTCCACTCCTCTCTGACTCCGGCGCAGGCACCGGGTCCCCCCACACAGACCTTACTCCAAGGACCTCCTCGGACACGTCCGAGAAGCAGGCACGCATCAAGTCAATGAAATCCTTCTTGCGCTTCTTGCAGTTCTTACCAAGTCCCCTGACGAAGTTCATCTTGATTGCCCCCAGGAAGATCGCCCCCTCCATGGTATTCTCACGGGCGAAGTAGGCGACCCAGTTATCACCATCCTCTCTGAAGGCGATGCGACCGACCCGCTGGAGTTCGTTAGTCATCTGTCCCTCATACCTTCGTAGGAGCTGTCTGGGGGCCTCTCATCATCGGGATCGTCTCTGAGATTGCTATACTGGTCTCGCACTTGCTGCCGCTGTGGGAGAGCGCGAACCTGCTGATAATCCTTACCCCGCGACCGTCGGGAACGATCGTAGCTATGTGCCGACGTCCGTGCCAGACCTCCACGGCGTGCTTGTTTTTCATTGTGCGAAACTCGATCATCTCCTCCTCGCTTGTATATCTGCGCCAATAGGGAGCCGGCCCACCATCGGTTCATCTCATCGTTGTAGTATCTGTTGCGGCCGCTGGTATGCGGGAACTTGTAGTAGGTTGTACCCTTCACGACGACCTTCCCCAGCGGAATGATCCGCACCGGAAGCTCCAGGGCCTCCCAGGTCTCGTTGCCCAGCACGACGACCTCGTCGCCGAGGGCGATAGTGTCCAAGAGGGGACCAGCGGCCTTGCGGGCGAGGGGGAGGGACCACTCGCCTGTGAGCAGGTTGATCCTCCTGAACCGTGTAGCGTAGTCGAGCTTCGCCGTGGGGTAGACGGCATCCATCATCTTCCAGAGGCGCCAGCCGGCCGAACCCTCTGGGTGAGGGTACAGGGCCATGGCCGGGTCCTCGGAGTGCGGGTTCGTCATTCCTATGATCACGGCGGTCATGACACCTCCACGAACTCGGCGGTCTTGAATTTTTGCTTCATAACCTCTAGTGCCGCCTTGGACAGGGTGAAACTTCCCACCAGCTCCGTCCTCCCGTTATTAACCTCGAACATCTGGCAGCTCTTGACCTCGATGACTAGGGTGCCCTCTCCTCCGATCTCCACGGCATACCGGCGCTCGATGAATTCCTTCACTGCCTGCTTGATCTCATCCTCACTTATCCCAACACACAGTTTCATCTGGGCCTCCTCATCACGCCGTGCTCGTCCACGGTCCACCTGCGGTTCTTCAACACCTCGATCTTACTCTCGATGGCATCCTGGATCAGACCCTCCGGGGTGACGGTGACCCCGAGCGGCACCTCTCGCTCCATCAGGTTCTTCACACTGAGTGAGGCCATGTCCTCGGCAGAGGGCTCGCACTTCATCAAGCTTAGAGAGGCGTATGACACCCTCACACTCCCTCGGTACTGGGGCGATCGGCTACCTTCTTGAGCCCCTGGGAGGTCTCGATGGCCTGCCCCTGGAGCTTCTCGACCTCGGCAGTCACCTGCTCGATCATCTTCAGGGTCTCCTCGGCCTGGTTGGCGAGGTCCCTGGCTGTCTTGTCCAGGAGGTCGGCGACCATCTCGCAGCGCTCCTCGAAGGCCCTCGCAGAGGACATCACAGAGGCGCCCAGGGTCCTAACCGCGTCGGCTCCCTTGGAGCCTACCGTGGACATAGCCGTAGCTACGCCCTCTCTGTGCACCTTCGGAGCGTACTCTGAGACCACCGGGGCGGGCTGGCTCTTGTGCGGGCCCTCGTGACCTACTCTGAAACTGCACCTGGTCCCGGTGTCAAGGTCCATCCCGCTGCACCTGCGGTTTCCACCACTCTCATCGAAAGACATATCAAGCCTCCACTTGATTGTTTATAAAAAACTGTGACCGGAGGAGGCCACCACGGGGCCAACCCAAAAAGCCTCCTCCGGCCGGTCAATCGCCCTGCCGGGCGATCACTTCGGCAGATAATCTGACACCCTCTTGGCGTACCCGACCAAGTCGTCCCAGTGGTCCTTGTAGTTCGGGTCGCCGTGAAGTATCCTGCCGATCTTGTGTGCAAACATATCCAGGGCCTCTTTCTGCCAGGGTTCCAGCTTCTCCCAGCCGGGCTGGGCTCTCATGAGGTCCTTGTGGGCCTGCATGTAGACGGTATTCTCTCGGAATACGCCGTGCGTCCCCTGACGCTCAGCTATCAGATCATCGGTCGTTCTAACAACTAGCTGCTTTGCCATACTATACTCCTACTGTCGAGCCGCGGCGGACGGGAGGGGCTTGCATGTGGCTAGCCCACCTTTGCGAGAGGG